TTTCAGAGATATAAACTTCAATTAAATGTTTTTGTGCAGTCTTGGATAAGACTCCAGCTTCTTTATCTGCTTTAGTTACAGGTTCGGTCATTAAATAACCGACAGAGCTTGCTCTGATTAGTGTTTCGTTCCAGTTCATTAAAGTGTGTTTAGTTTGTTGTTATAATGTTCTAATAGTTCAGGATTGCTTTTGCTCATTAACTCCCAAGCTTTTAATTCCTCTTTCGTTTTGCAAGAATCAATAAATGATTTTGTTTTTTCAGCTAATGTTTGCTTTGATTGAGTAGGAATTACTTCAACAATTTCATCATGATAATACCCTAAGCTTTTTAATCTTTCTACATTTTGCTTATGATATTCTTCTACTAACTCTCTTGCAATATCAAGAGCTTTGTTTGCAGACTCGCCTTGATTAAGAGAAAATTCAACACCAATTTTTTCAGAAGAGTAATTACCTAAATTAAATGTTCTAGTGTAGTTAACGGTTTGGATGTGCATAATACTTATTTTATTCTTGTTACAGTTGTTTTTTCGTCAATAAATTTCACTTTAAATAATTTTTTTTCATGTCCTTTTTTCTTTTTAAGATTTGAAACCATAACCATAACAGATGTGTATGGATTGTCAAAAACATAATCTTGGTTTAATTCTAATTCTGCTACTTTACTTGTAACTGATTCTGGATCTATTTTTCTTGCCATTTTATAATTTTTTGTAAAATTAATTTAATTAAATATACTAACCAAAATTAATTTAATTAAAATAAAAGGTAGTAAAAATACTACCATTTTAAAAACCCTCCCAGTATAGAAATACAGGAGGGTATATTTGCTTAAAACCACCAATCTACAATTACTTCTGTAAAATTAAATAAATTTCTTTTTTACTAAGTTAAGCTTTGCCCTGTATTCTAGGATCAAAGATTTAAGCTCATCTCTTGTTGGTCTTACTGCTTGTCTTGCTATTTCTCTTAGGTATTCAACTAATGCACCATTTTCTTTATGTAACTTATATTCAAATTCTTCAATATTACCAGTTTTGAAATAGTTACATTCCATACATTGAGGTCTGCAATTTTCATCCATCCATCTAGTTCCAAGATTTGATCTACCCATAAAATGACCGCATTGTATTTCTGCTATAGTATGTTTTTTACCACAGGTATAACATTCTACCATACCTGTTTTATCTGCATATTTATTTCTTAAATACTGGCTAAATACATGATCAAGATCTGAAACTAAATTCTGAAAACTTTCTGAATCATCTTCAAACTCTTCCATTCTTTTTTGTGTAGAAACTACCGTAGCACATTGCTTGCACATCTTTTTAGAAAAATGATAATCAATATTGCCGCAGCTAACGCACCTTTTCTTTTTCACTATTATTGTTGAATTTCTCATCTTCTTTTAGTTTATGTAGTTTATCGTTTATGAACCTAAATTTACCTATGTATTCACCTTTTTTTGTTACTTCAATTACCATGTCTAATCTCTTAGCCATTTCATAAATCAAATCCCTATTCTCCATACTTCTCTTTTAAACTTTGTATCATATGCCAATCTCTTATTTCTTCTTCAGACATTTTATAAAATCCATCATCTTCATCTGCTTTTATATCTTCTTTTTGTTCTGATTTGGTAAAATCCCCAAACCAAATTGCTCTTTCTAATCTATCTTTGTGTTGCTCTCTTTTAATTATAACTAATGATTCAAAAGTATTAGGGCTATTACATACCATACTTAATTCCATCCTTAGTCTTTCGTTTTCTTTAATTAATTCTGACTTTAACATAGGTTATTTGTTTTGGTTTAGTAATGCTATAACTCTTTCTTGAAGTTCTATAAATTCAATTTCTGTATGTGGAGCATTAAAACATTCAAATTTTATTTCACCACCTGTAAACTGGTCTTTAACAATTATAATACGGTAATCATCATAAAATCCCATTTTATTTAATGACTCTGCTGCTTCGCTCAAATGTTTTTGTTCTGCTGTATCAGGAAATCTTACTATAAAAATTGGTTTACTCATAAGTTATTTATTTTGGTTATAGGTTTGGTTGTAGTATTCTAATGCTTCTTCTTTTAATTCATTATAATCCCATTCTATTACATTCCCTTCTTGCTCTAAACCATTTTTCATTAACATTACATGAAAATCTATTATCTGCTCTTTTTCTTTAGCAAGTAACTCTTGAGCCTTTTGCATAATCTCGTAACCTTCTGATGTCTTATCGTATTGTGGCCTTTCGTTAAACCACTGCATCAATTCTTGCATTGCTGTTTTCATAGTAACATTTTAACAAAGATAATTAATTTAATTAAACCACAAAATAAATTTTAAAAAATAATTGGGGAAAAATATTTTTTTATTCAAATAAAACTTCTTTACTTTGTTCTTCAACCAAAATTTTTATGAAAAAACAAAATGTAAAAGACCTTATCTTGCTACACCTAGAGCAAGAAGAAAGGCCACTAGCTTGGCTTGCACGAAAATCAGGAGTACCATATGGGACATTGTACGGAATCTTAATTCATAGGATTATGAATATTTCAGATGAAAATCTAGAAAAGATAAACAAGGCAATGGGAACTGATTTTACTAACGATTAATTATAAAAAAATGGCTCGCCCTAAAAAGAATTATTGCGATTACTTCCCTCACGATAGGGATATGAGAAACCATAGAAAGGTTAAAGCCATTCGTACAAAGTTTGGACCGATAGGTTATGCTATTTGGTCAATGACTTTAGAATACTTAACTGGCATAGATGGTAATGAATTTGAGTATTCTGATGTAGAATTTGAACTTATGGCAGGTGATTTCGGAGTTTCTGCTCCAGAAATTCAACAAATGGTTGATTATTGTATCAAATTGGGTATGTTATTTCTAAATGAAGGGTTTATTCACTCGGAATCACTTGATGAAAGGTTAAAACCTGTATATGAAAAAAGAGGTGATTTAAAACGTAAAAGTGAACAACAACCACGAGTGAACGGTAAATTTGTAAATAATAATACCGCAATTGACGGAGTTTCTGCTCCAGAAAGTACGCAAACTAAAAGAAAAGAAACTAAACTAAATAAAACTATTAATATACCGTTTGATTCTTTTTGGGATTTGTATGACAAGAAAACTGGTGAAAAGGGGAAATTGTTAGATAAGTGGGAAAGGCTATCTGATTCTGATAGAAATTTAATTATGGAATACATTCCAAAATACAAAATTGCTCAACCAGATAAAAAGTTTAGAAAAGATCCACAAACATTTTTAAATAACAAATCTTGGAATGATGAATTGATAGGTTTAGTAAATTCGCCACAAACACCAAAAAATAACTCACATTTATACCAAGATGCAGATTTTATAAAATACAAAACAAGAGTTGAACAACTAAACAAATAAACGATGCAAGTTACTATTTTTAAAAACATTTTTAGCAAGGAACCACATTTTATAACCGTTGATAAGGCACTTGAAAGAATTAAGTTAGGCGCAAGTAAAGCTTTGGTTTTAGACATTAGGTTAGCTTTGGATAAGGAAAAAGCTAATAAGCTAAAGCTAAATTTACCCTCAATTTGCTTTAGCGGTAAGTTTGGAGCAGATAGGAAGGATGAGCAATTGGTTGCTCACAGTGGGTTTATAGTTTTAGATTTTGATGATATTTCTGATTTAAGGGATAAGCAAACAGAAATCATTCAAAAGGATTTTGTGTATGCTTGTTGGGTTAGCCCTTCGGGTAATGGGTTAAAAGCTTTGGTTAAAATAGCAGAAGGTAAAAAGCATAGAGAGCATTTTCAGTCACTACAAGAGGTTTTTCCAGAAATTGACCGAAGTGGAATTAATGTAAGCAGGGTTTGTTATGAAAGTTTTGATCCCGATATTTACATCAACGATAATGCTGCGGTTTTTACCAAAGCTAAAAAAATAGAAAAAGTTGTAGTCAATGAAATTGAAACAATTGACGATTCTGAAAACTTTCGTAGAATACTCAAGTGGCTTACGAATAAAAACGATGCTTTTGTTACCGGAGAACGAAATACTTACATTTTTAAGTTGGCATCTGCGTGTTGTAGGTTTGGAATCAACGAGGAGGCCGCATTAAGCCTCATTTCAGCCGAGTATTTAGTTAGTAATGACTTTACCATGTCTGAGATGAGAAGCGCCGTAAAGAGCGGATATAGGGCAAATAGGGCTATTGCTGGTTCGGCTATCTTACAAAAGGAGAAGTTGGTTAATAAAACCACTAATTACGAGATTGATGTTAAGAAGGAATTTGTAGATGAAAAAGGGGATAATTACAGGGTTGAAGATGTGGTATATGGCATAGATGTAAAGGATAAAGCTTTGCTTATTAACCAAAATGGTTTTGATAAGGTTATGGGTGTAGGAGTGCCAGAGCTTGATCATATTTTTAAGCCTAAAAGGGGTGAGATTACATTGCTTACCGGTATTGGTAACTACGGTAAAACAGCTTGGCAAAAGTCACAATTGCTAAGTAGAATTATCATGTATGGCGAAAAGATTGCTACATTTTCTCCAGAAGATACGCCTGCGGAAGAGTATTTCCATGACTTTGTTGAAATGCTTTTAGGTTGTGAGTGTACTCCGTTCAACCCAAATAGACCTGCTAATGATATTTACGAGGCGGCATACGATTATATTTCTAAGCATATTTTCTATATTAGCGCAGAGATGCTTTCGCCTACCCCGCAGTATATCAAAGAGAAGTTTTTGGAATTGATTGTGCAAGAGAAGGTTGACTTTTGTTGTATTGATCCATTTAACCAAATGACCAATGATTACAAAGGTTTTGGTGGTAGAACTGATAAGTATTTGGAAACATTATTAGCTGACTTTTCAAGATTTGCGAAGAAGAATGATGTATATTTTTGGGTTATTGCCCATCCAAAATTAATGGAAAGGGATAGGAGTGGTAACTACAAATGTCCTGATGTATTTGATATAAATGATGGTGCTATGTGGAACAATAAAATGGACAATATTACCGTTTACCATAGACCATTTGCACAGACAGATCCAAAAAGTCCTGTAGCAGAATTTCATTCTAAGAAAATTAAAAAGAAAAGTGTTGGTAGAAAAGGATTTGTAATGATTGAGTATATTTGGGATAGAAGAAGATTTTTTATAGAGGGAAGGGATTTTATACAAGAGATGTTGAATAAAAAAGGACTTGATTTTTGGAAAAGAAAAGAAGCTAATCAATCATGGCTTCCATACAAAGATGAAGAAGGTGGAGAAGTAATATTTTAATAATAAAAAACAAACACAATGATCAGAATTAGCGTAATCGGAAGATTAGGACAAGATGCAGTAGTTAACACAGTGAATGGTAAAACAGTGATTAATTTTTCAATGGCTTACAGCGAAAAGTTTAAAAACCAACAAGGTGAAGATGTAGATAAGACTACATGGGTTTCATGTGCTTATTGGACAGACAAATTAAATGTATCTAACTACTTAAAAAAAGGTACAATGATTTACATGGAAGGTAAGCCAGAAGCAAAGACTTACAATAACGATAAAACAAAAGAAGTGATTGCGCAGTTGCATGCTAGAGTTACATCTTTACAGCTTTTATCAGCAAAACAAGACGAAAATAATGCATAATGTATATTCACGAATTAATAAACCCTATAGAAGTTGAAACACCACTTGGACGCGGAAAAGCAATCGCATGGATTGACTACGGAACAGAAGTCAACACTGTTTGGAAAGTCGTATTTTACCACAATGGTATGGTGCGGAACTTTTACGATAAAGACATACTCATCTACCCCAATAAAATGGACGGTGGGGACATAGATTTAAAGTATTTTAAAACCCAATAATATGCAACAAGAATTAGTATTTGACGGAACTGATTATGTTCATGAAAGAGATGGCAAAAGATTAGCTAAGAATCATTTTAAATTAAAAGAACTTATGCAAGATCAAAGGTTTAGAACCCTTAGTGAAATTTCTGCTATTACTCATATTCCAGAAGCATCAGTATCGGCAGGCTTGCGTGATTTTAGGAAAGAAAAGTTTGGTAGGCATACCCTAAATAAAAATTATTTAGAAAATGGCTTATATTCGTACCAATTAATCCTAAATAACACATAAAATGGCAAAAGTTAAAACAGATTCAAGAAAGGTAACATTTGGAAGTAGAAAAACAGGCAGCGCAAAGAAATCGTATAACAAACATTCTCCAAAACCCAAGCAATACAGGGGTCAGGGGAGATAAATTCAATTTATGAATAACAAAGCAGCTAAAAAATTAAGAAGATTATCGGTATTCATGGCATCAGGTGCTGGCAAAACATTAGAAGATGCTAAAAGAATATATAAAAACCTAAAGGCAGTACATAAAGAAAATAAAAAAGCCCCTCGTTAAAAAGGGGCTAATTTACGTTTTTTTTAAGACTAAGCGTTTGCTGCTGCATTAATTGTTGCTACAGAAGCATCCGTATAAAATAATACGGGTACTTGGTTTAAACCAGTAGGTGCTACTTCAACGATTGAGTTCATAGTTACTCCATTAGCCACTGTATTAGCAGGACATGGGTAAGCCGCAAATGTGTTTACTGGGAATCCGTATGCAATACCAGAAGTTGCAGGAGTTCCGTTAGGGTTTAATAAAGCATATTGGTTTCTTTGATATGCTGTAATTGATACTATACTTGCCATTTTTTAATGTTTTTAATTGTTTTTAAATTTTTTGAATTAAGCTGCTGTTGTAGTAGTAGTTGAAGGAGCCGCAGTTGTGGTTGTTGTACTAGTTGTAGTATAAGATCCACCGCCATTAATTGCTGAAATTAAAGTAGCAACTGATGCAGCGCTATATAATTTTTCAGCAGGTTGATTAAGACCACTAGGATACATAAGAATCAATGAATTCATTTGTACGCCATTTGCTACTACTGTAGTAGGTTGAACTTGTAAATTAACGGTTGGTAATGAAAATAATACACCGTTAGTTGCAGGGGTTCCGTTAGGGTTTGTTAAATCGTATTGGTTTCTACGATAAACATAAACTGATAAATGATTTGCCATTTTTTAATTGTTTTTTTTGTTATAAATTTTTTTTTGGGCAATACAAATATAATAAATTTTGGTAGATATAAAAAATCGTGTAATTTTAATTAAATTAATTAATTATGAAATTGAAAGCTCCAAGTAATAGAGTAATCATCAAGGTTGATTTAGAAAGCAAAAACAGCCATACATTTAAAGATGGCACAAAGATTAAATTAGAAAGAGTATATGATAATTTTAATATGCGTTATGTTAAGCCGGTTAATGCCGAAGTAGTTGATGCTGATGGAATACCTGTTGGATCTGAAATATTGATTCATCATAATGCTACCCATGATACTTATAAAATATTTAATTACCAAAGACCAACAGCCGAAGCATCTTCTGATATGCAATATTTCTCAATACCAATTGAAGAGTGTTTTATGTGGAGAAGCGAAAAAGGTTCCACATGGAACGCTTTGAATAATTTTATTACTGGATTGAGGATTTTTGAGCCATACACAGGTTTTTTGCAAGGAGTTGAGCCTACTCTAATTAAAAATAAGATTTATGTTACAAGTGGTGATTTGGCTGGGAATGTTGTAGGTACTGTAATATCAAGCGATTATGAAATTATTTACCAAAATGATGACGGAACAGAAGGTAAGATTATAAGATTGAGATATTATCCAGAAGGTAATGATAGAAACGAAGTGATTTCGGTTGAGCATGAAATGACCGATAAGGTAGTAAAGGGTGATTTATTGGTTGGTTATAATATTTCAGATGCTAAAAAACTAAATTAATGTCAGCAGAATTAGAATCTAAAATAAAAGATTTAGAAAAGCAAATTGCGTATTTGCAAGGTAAAAATGCTTATTATGAGCAAGACGGTATAGGGAAATTATATCATGCTCTCAATAGAAAGGCAAACGAAATGGCTGAATTGTTAAATAAAACAAGTCTTACGGCTATTGATATTGATGATCCTAAAATTAAAACATTTGAAAGGCTTCAGAAAATATGGGTGGATGCCGGCACAATTTCATCATCAATAAAGGCTTTGGAAGTGCTTGCAGGAATTAACCAAGAAGTGAAAGAAGATAAAAAGGAGCAAATTCAAGTTACTAGAAAACCATTTTCTCCAGAAAATATGGCTGATGCTGTAGGTGAATTAGCTGGCAAAAGATATTAATTATGTACGAAAAAATTGAAGGCGGAAGTGTCGTAGATATACAAGGGCTAAAGTGCAATTTGCCTCCAGAAGGTTATGTGTTTAATATAATTACAAAACAAGTAGAATTTAGGGGCGTATATAAAAGATCTGAAATTGAGTCAGACCAATATTGGAAAAGAATTTCATTGCCAGATTGGTATCAAGATACAATGAAGAAATGGGATGAATTTGATAAAAAGAAAAAAGATGACGAAGCCGAATTTTATGATGAAAGACTAGAAGAATACAAAAAACAAGAGTGGGATAGAAGATTGAATGGGTTTTGGTATATGAACAATGGCACTCCCACTTATTTAACAGGGTTGCATTATTTATATTTACAATGGTGGCCTATTGATATTGGTTATCCTAAGTTTCGTATTCCAGATTTGGAAAAATTCTATTTTATGGACTATTGTATTCAAGATCCGTTATGTATGGGGATGCTTGAAGTAACAAAAAGACGTTTTGGTAAATCATTTGTGGCTGGCTTATTTGTTTCTGAATACATTACTAGAACTAAAATGACAAATGGTGGTATTCAGTCTAAAACAGGTTCGGATGCTAAAAAATTCTTTGCTAAGACGGTTGTAAATCCTTTCAGAAGGCTCCCTAAGTTTTTTAGACCAGAATATGATATGTCTTTGGGTGTTAATCCTAAAACGGAGATGAGATTCCAAAAGACAAACGTAAGAGGTAAGAAAGCAGAAGATAGCGTTGACAAGGATGAATTAGGATCAATTATTGACCATCAATCGGCAGATACCGTTGCTTATGATGGACAGAAATTACATAGATATGTAGCGGACGAGTGCGGTAAAACAACAGAGGTTAATGTTTATGACAGACACGAGGTTGTGCGTTATTGTTTGCTAGATGATGAGGGTAAAATTATTGGAAAAGCTTTATATACTACAACAGTAGAAAAATTAACTACAGAAAAAGATGGGGTACAAGACGCATTTAAGTTATTATGGGAGGAAAGTAATCAAGATAAAAGGCAAGATAATGGGACGACTTCAAGCGGTCTTTATAGATTCTTTATGTCTGCTAAACGAACTAGAAACTTTGACGACTTTGGTTTCCCTGATGAAAATAAGACTTTAGACCAAATTTTAGCAGACAGAGAAACTGTTAAAAATAATCCTAGAGCATTATCTGCAAGGGTTAGAAAAGAGCCATTGACTATTGACGAGGCGTTTAGCACAGACTCCGATAAGTGTATTTTTAATGTAATGAACATAGGTGCTAGAGAGCAATACTTAAAAGAAAACCCCGTATTAAAAAGGCATGTTATTTTTTACCGAGATATTGATCAAACGGTAAGATGGAGAAATATTAATGATAAAGAAGAAGATTTTCATTGGGTTATAACTCAATTCCCAAAACCGGGTGAAGAAAACAAACATACATTTGATGTTAAAACAAGAAAGCCGGGAAGGGTATCTGATGGAGCAATAGCAATTGACGGATATAGTAATAGTCAAGGTGGTAAATATGGTTCAAAAGCTTCCGCTTGGATTGGCAGAAGATATGATTTATTAGATCCGGGTAATACAGGAAAGGCAATAGGTCACTTGTACGGCAGACCACAAATTAAAGAAACCTTACATGAACAAGTTCTTTTAGCGGCTGAATTTTATGGCTATCAGGCATGGTATGAGCATAATAGTGATGACTATTTATCATATTTTAGAGATAGAGGAAGGGTTGGCTATCTAGGTTCTTATCCACTTTCAACAATTGATCCTTCTAAAAGAGAAACGGCAGAAAGGTTCAAGGGGTTCCCTACAACTCCGTTTAGCTTAACAAAACAGACAGATGTTGGAATTATGTATTTTGAATCTCATATTGATTCTATAGATTTTGAAAATTTGTTAGAAGATGCCAAAAAATTTGATCCAAATAACAGAACTGATTTTGACCAAACGGTATCATTTTTGATGTTAATAGTATGTCTTATGGAGCCAGTTCAAAAACAAATTAAACGAGAACCATTAGTTAGAAGCTATAAGCCAGAGTTCAATTAATTAAAAATTTTACTAAATTCTTAATATTTAGTATATTTGACGTAAAATACAATCACATTGGCAGATAGTCCGTTATTCATATCAGCAGCAAATAGCAATGGAGAAGCCTTAAAAAAGTTTCAAATTACTACAGATGTAGCATCTAAAAAAGATTATGCATATGGTAAAAATGTTGCACAAAGTATCTATTCTACAATTTACGGTAACCAAACTTATTTTTGGTTAAGAAATAATAGATTTAGAAAAAACAGACAAATCGCAAACGGTAAAATAGACATGAGTGTGTTTATGGATCGTTTGGAGATGAATAGTAAAGCTAACTTTGTAAATATTAATTGGAAATCAATTATTATTGGTAATACAATTGTTGCAAGGTTAGTTGGCTCATGGATGAGTAGAAATGAAAAGGTTACAGTTACTGCTACGGATAGCGCATCTGCAATGCTTAAAAAGAACGCAGCAGATGAAGCTGAATTTATTTATCAAAATAAAGAAATACTTGCTCAATTACAACAAGAGTCAGGTATTCCAATTATTCCACAAGATCAATTTATTGCGGAAGATAAAGATGAATTAGATAGATGGATTAGTGAGTTTAATCATTTACCGGAGGAAATACAATATAGCATTGGATGTAATAATGTATTAGAAGCTAATGGATGGAATGACGTTTTAAAACAAAGATTATTACATGATTCTGCGGAAGTAGGATTAGTATGTACTTATACATTTATGGATGAAGAAGGTGAAGTTCATGTTCAATGGATTAGACCTGAAAATGCAATTTATTCTTATTCTGATTTCCCTGATTTTAGAGATACTACTTATAGAGGACATATTTTGTCTATGAAAGTTAGTGAAATAAGAGCAAGGTATAGTATTGCCGCTGGCGGTATATTAACTGAAGAAGATATTTTTAGATTAGCTCAATCATCAAAAGAATACCAATTAACAGATAAGATTAAGTGGATGCAAGATTGGAATGTTTCTTGGTTAAGACCTTATGATGAATGGAATATTGATTTAGTTCAATTTGAAATTAGAACATTAGACTCTGATGGTTATACTGTTACTAAAACAAAGAAAAATGGTAGCACTATAATTAAAAAAGGCAAACCTGAAAAATTAGACGAAAATCAACAATATTTAGAAGAGAAAAAATGGAATATATACGAAGGTGTATATTGTCCTGTTACTCAGACAATGATTAAGTGGGGTATCAAGAAAAATATGATTCGCCCGCAAGATCCAAAAGAATTAGGAAACGCAGAATTTTCATATAGCTTTTATATGTACGACCCTTACGATATGCGTAATGTGGCTGTGCCTGAAAAAATAGAAGAGCCTATTGAGCAAATGATTTTAGCTAGATTGAAGATACAACAAATGGTAGCTAAAATGGTGCCAGCAGGCGCTTCAATTGATGTAGATGCTTTACAAGAACTAGATTTAGGTTTAGGGGATTCTGTAAAGCCATTAGAGGTACAAAAGATTTGGGAACAAACAGGTAAACTATATTATCGCGGTAGAGATGCTGAAGGAAATAGAATTCCTGTTCCAATTACCGAATTAGCAAATACTGGTTTTGCCCCTCAATTGCAAGCGTTAATTCAATTATATCAATTCCATTATCAAGTTTTAAAAGATGAATTGGGAGAAGATCCTAATTTAATGAATCAAGCTGCGCAACCAAGAGTTGCCGCTTCAAACATTGAGGCTTCAAGAGCTTTAGCAAATAACGCTACAGAATACATGTATGATGCATATATCTATGTTATGGAAGAAACTTGCAAAAAAATCGCATGTTTATTAAATAAAAGTGTTACTTACGGGTCTAAAAAATATAGAGATATATTAAAGGAAGAAGATGTAAAAGACAGAAATTTTGTTGCAACAGTTAAAATGATGCCACAAGCTCAAGAAATTGCTAATTTGCAAATAATGATGAATAATGCTATGGCATCAAATCCTCAATTGGTTATGTATTTAGATCCATTTAAGGTAATGAGAATAGCTAAAGAAAATGTTGACTTAGGTGAATTATACTTTAGACAAGCTCAAAAAAGATATATAAAAACAGAACAAGAAAATGCTCAAAACAATTCACAACAAAACGCAGAAGCTCAACAAGCTAGTATTCAAGCAAAAATGCAGGCTGATACAATAATTGATGGGAAAAGAGCTTTAGCTAGAGAAAAGGAAATTATATTACAAGGTGTTTTTGATCTTGCAAAAGCAAATATTCCTGTTCCAGCCGAGCTTCAGCAATTAGTAGCTGATACTTTGCAGAATGTAAATGTACCAATTGAGGTCCAAAATGAAGAGCAACAACAAGCTTTAGAGCAGCAAGCTCAACAACAACAGCAACAACAAATGCAGCAAATGGGCGAACAAGAGCTTTTAGAAGAAGAACAAATGATGATGGAACAACAACAAATGCAACAACAATAATATAAAAAAATAAAAATAAATTAAAATGGCAACCGTAAGTAAGCTTTTAATAAGACTACAAAAATTCAGTTCAAAAATTAGTACAACTGTAGATGCAACTGAATCTTTTAACACAAATAATTCTTTTTATCAAGATTTATCTGGATGGGATTCAGCGGTAGTTCAATTTGTAGGAACATCTGGAACAATTAATTTTAGCACTACAAATGATAATGGTTCTATTACAGGACAATTATTGCCAGCTCCAGAAGTGCCTATTAACTGGGTATCTGTCGCTGGTGTTAATTTAACATCAAAAGCTGATGTTACATCAATTGCCGCAAGTGGTATTGTTGCATTTGGTATTATTGGTAATTATTTGTTATTAGAAGGAGCAGTGGCTACAACAACAACAACAACAACAGCTTAATAAATAAAAATAGAAATAAAATGGCAAATTCAATAGCATATGTATTATCTAGAAATACATACCCTGATGCCTATCAGGCAAATCTTATAGGCGTTAGTCAAGGTACTCAAATTGTATATGCAACAACAAGTACATTATCATCAGCAAATGTATTATTTGCCGATAGTAGATTAACACAACCTATTTATGGGGATGGAACAAGTTGGTATGGTGTGCAATTATTAACAAATACTTCTGTTGTATATCCTATTACTATAAGTGAGAGTGGAGTGATAGCCATTGGTTCTGGAACTACAACAACAACAACAGCAGGTCCGACTACTACAACAACAACTGCTCCTACTACTACTACTACTACTACTACTGCACCGACTACTACTACAACAACAGCTCAAGCTAGTATATTTGCAGTGCTTAGTCTTTCAAGTTGTGGTTCAGGAACAGCAACTCAAGTTCAGTTTACAACTGGAGAATCTTTATGTGATGCTCCTCTTGCAGTATCTGGGGATTTCTCAGGTATTCCTAATGATACTACTTTTTATATAGTATATAGTGGAATATCTAAATCCTTTATCAAAACAAGTCCTACAACAGCAGATTATCTAGGAGGTCCTGCAAATGAATGTGTTACTTGTTAAAATAAAAAAAAAGAGCATATCACATAGATATGCTCTACATAAAAAATAGAAACCAAATCAGCATTTATGCCAGAGAATACAGACATGTCAGCACCAATTACGCTGGCAGAAGGTTACAATCCGTTTTCGGATGAAAATGCACCACAAGTGCAACAGCAAGTAGAAGTAGCCCCTACTGCAACAAATGATGAACCAAATGAGCAACAGCCTCAAACAGTTCAAAATGATGAGCCAAATCAAGAACAACAAGTTTCATCACCATCTTTTGATCCAAACGAATTCGTTAGAGAAAGATTTGGTTTTGAAAGTGTTGAACAAGCAGAACAAGAATTTAAAAAACTTAAAGAAACACCAAGTTTTGAATTCAAAGATGATGTAAGTAAAACATTGTTTGATGCCATTAAAGAAGGTAAAGCAGATGATGTTTATGAAGTTTTGAACCAACAAAAAAGGTTGGAAAAATTAATAAATTCAGAGTTAAATACTGAAATTGCTGCCGAGATTGTAAAAACAAATATTAAAAACAAACATAAAAGTTTATCAAACGAAGATGTTGAGCTTTTGTTTTATGATCAATTTTTCGTACCTTTAAAACCTGAACAAGGTTATGATGAATCAGATGATGATTATGCTGCAAAAGTAAGTCAATGGCAATCACAAGTTGATTACACTGAAAGACGATTGATGATAGAGGCAAAAGTTTTAAAGCCGGAAATTGAAAAATTAAGAAGCGAAATTACTTTGCCAGATATTTATAATGAAAGTGCTAAGCAGGCTGCATCTCAAGAGGAATTTGAGATAATGCAAGAAGCTAGGTCAATTTATGAAAGAACTTTAGATTCTGACTTCCAGTCCTTCAATGGATTTAATGTTTCGGTAAAAGACGAGGATGTTGAAATACCGATTTCATTTAATGTAGCTGAAGAAGAAAGATTGGCAATGAAGAATGATTTGGAGGATTTTGATACAGATTTATATTTTGAGAATAGATGGTTTAACAAGGAAGGGAAACCAAATGTTCAACAAATAATGGCAGATAAATATCTGCTTGAGAATCGTGAAAAAATCTTTTCAAAAATAGCAAATGAAGCTGCATCTCAAAGATTGTTAGCTCATTTAAAAAAGAACGGGAATATTAATATCAACCAAACACCAACTCCACAAGGAGCGAAACCGGATCTTAATGGCATAGAAGCTGAAAGGCAGAGAATGGCAGAATGGGCCTTTAGTTCGTAACTTGTTATTGCCTTTGGAGGAGGCGTTAAAAAACAAAATTCAATATTATGGCAGGAATACCTACCTCAAATATTTTGCAGCCGGGTAATATATCGTTGCAAACCCAGAATAGACAACTTATGGTTGATCTACAATTATTAACTCCACAGTATTACAAGCAATACACTCAAAAGTATGGCAATGAAGATTTTACTTGGTGGTTAGCTGCTCATAGCGGCATGGAAGAAGTTAAAAACTTAAATTACTTCTGGTTTGAAAACAGAGGTAAATTAATGCCGGGTGTTACTAACGAATCTACAGTTGCTGCAGGCGTTGGTTCTACTTTAACTTTAACTTTAGGACAAGAAGCGTACTACAACAATGGTACTCAATCTCCATTAAGAGTTAACGAAACTTTGCGTGTGGCTTCTTCTAACATTGAGGGTGTTATCATCTCAATTGACGATAGCGTAGCTTATGCATGGACTTTCCAAGTTGCACCTAAGCAAACATCTCAAAGATTTGCTTCTGCTGGTGTAAACTCATTGTTAGCAGGTGAGGTTTTATTATTCGGTGGTGATGCAGATGCTGGTGAAGCTTCTCAACAAATCAATCCTTTAATCCAATTGGATCAAAGATATGATAACTATGTAACTGAAATTCGTGATGGTTGGTCTAACACTGACTTAGCGCAAATGGCTGAAACATATTATGAGTTCCCAGTATCTCCAGATATGGCTGCTAATGGCGTTACAGCTTTCACTTACAAGGGTATGTATAAGACTCTTGTTCGTTTCAAGAACAACGTAGAAGCAAAATTAATGCGTGGTGATTTACAAAATAACTCTGCAATTGATTCTAATTCTCAAGGTTCTGTAGGTATCATCCCTAAAGTAGTTGCTGACGGTGAAACTGTTGGTTACACTCCGGGTACTTTAGATATCCAAAAATTACACGAGATTACTCGTATCATGGACGTTAATGGTTGTGCTAAGCAATCTGCTTGGTTAACTGACATCTTCCAAAGACAAGATTTCTCTGATGGTATCTTCGCTGCTTACCCAGCTGGTGCTTTCGTTTATGGACAAGGCGAGAAGTCTAAAGAAGCTTCTGTTGCTTATGGTTTCCAAGAAATCTTTATTGATGGATATTTATTATCTGTTAAGAAGTACTCTCAATTCAACACTGAGGTTACAACTGGTTTAACTCCAAACGTTGATTACTTCCGTAATTTCGGTTTAATCTATCCAATGGGTGAAACTAAGGATGCAAAAACTGCTCAAGCTTACAAGAACATCACTATTATGTATCAACAACCTCCTCAAGGTGGAACAGTTGGTAATGGTATTCGTGTATGGCAATTTGGTGGTGGATCTCCTAATCCAACAGATGGTACAATGACTAATCAAATTGCGATGATCACTTATCGTGGTACTCGTGTTTGTGCAGCAAACCAGTTCATTATCGTTCAAGGTAACTAATTAGTTATTTGAATATTTATCGGGTAGGGGCAACTTTATTGATTGCCTCTACCTTTTTTAACACTTAAAAACCATTTTATGGCTAAGTTAAAGGCAAGATCAGTAGGAATATCAGATTCCAACTATTCAGTACAAGGTGAAATAAAGGTACAAAGACAGTATGAAGAAGCAGCTCAAGCTATTGAATTAGCTCCTGCATCAAATAACGGTACTACTTTCAAAATTTTCAAGTTATCAGATACTAAAAAAAATGGTAAATACCATATGGAAGGTATTGATGATGTATGGAATGAAAAGAAAGGCAGAATGGAAAGAATTAGACTTTTGAGAGGTTATCCAAGCATTTGGGTAGAGGATCAAAAAGGACTTGAAAAATCATTTGTAGAACAGAACAGAAGAAGCTTAATCTTTGACCGCAGGGTATTAAGAGTAGCTGATTATGATGTAGAAGCACTTGAGTTTTTAAATCTTTGTAATGCTAATTTAGACAATGCAAATAGAAAAGGAACTAGAAAAATCACATTCTTCCAATGGAATCCACAAAGAACTGCGGAGCTTGAAAGAGCAAAACGAGTTGCTAAGGTTGAAGCTATTAAATATGCTTCATTAGCTAGTGACGAGGAAATGCGCAAACATTGCAATTTCTTAGGAATTTCGTTTGTAGATGATTTAGGTATGCCTAAGTCTATGGAGGCTTTAAGAAATGACTATGAACTTTATGCAGAAGCACAGCCTAATAAATTTATGCAAAGTGCTGGTACTAAAGAAGTTGAAATAGCATTTATAGTTAAAAAAGCTTTAATTGACAATAAAATTGACACTACTACAAAAGCGGGTTCAGCTTATTGGTCAAATAATGGTGGTTTTATCTGCAAAATTCCAGCAGACAAAAAGCCACAGAATTATTTGGTTGATTTCGCAATGTTCCCTCAAGATGAGAGTAAAGCATTTTTAGAGCAATTAAAGAAATTAATGTAGTTCTTTCCCCTCTAAATAAAATAAGCCCTGTAGCCTAAAAATTACGGGGCTTTTTTCGTATATTTGTTGTATAACTTATTCCAATGAATGTTAATGATATGTATCGTATTTGTCAGTTTGCAGTTAATAAAGCGCAAAATGGCTATTTGACTCCATCTGAATTTAATCTTGTTATAAATCAAGCACAAGTTTCATATCAAGACTACTTGTTGGGCGAGTTTCAGCAATATCAATATGGCAGACCTCAAGCTAGGGTTAGTTATAGCCAAAATCAAAATATTAGACAAAGGTTAACCCCATTGATTGCAGAGGCTACATTAACAATAAATAGCACAACCGGTCAATCACCTTATCCAGTTGATTATTTGCAAACAGATGCAATTATAACACCAGCTTTTAAGAGAGTTAGATATTCTCAACAAGATACTTTGTATTCTTATTACAATAGCGAAATTGATCCAATTGCAACTAATCCTATTTATTTATTAGAGCCTGCTGGATTTCAGTTTTATCCTGTAACACTTGGGAGTGCCATTTTAACTTATGTAAAAAACGCACCTGAAATAGTTTGGGCTTATACAACTGTAAGCGGTAGGCCTTTTTATGCTCCTACTCAAACGGGGTCAGGAGTTACTCCGACAACAGGGACAGTACAGCCAGTATGGGATGACGTAGATTTATTAGAAATAATATCTAGGGCATTAAAATTAATTGGCTTAAATTTACAAGACGGACAAGTGCAACAATATGCTAATCAAGTAACACAAATTGGGCAATAATGACTAGAAACGCATTTATAGAAAGAATATTAAGACAGATTTATAATGGGCAACCATCTGATGATAGCAGCATTACTTATAATCTAGTTAATCAATGGCTTAATGATGCTGTTGGTGCAGTTGTTAAAAAGAATTATACAGATAGCATCCAATTAGATGGAGTAGCTTATGTAAACAATTCATTTTATACTACATTCACTAATTTAGATATTGCAGCTGAACTTGTAGATAATGTAACCTATAGTGTTGATTTACCAATCATTCCAATAGCGTTAGGCAAAAATGAAGGTATTGCCACTTTGCAGTTCGTTGGTGATAAGAAAACATCACAAACAGCTATTCCTTTAAGTATGAATCAAGTAGCTTATCAAGAGCTTTTAAGACCTATTCAAAATAAAATAGTTTATTGGATTGAAGGTAAAAATATTTACATTAAAAGTTCAATTCCATTAACTAGCTATAAAGCTACAATTAGAATGATTAGTGGTGGAGATTCAACTGATTTAAATTCAACATTAATTGTGCCTGATGATTACATGCCATTTATTGTTGAATACATAAGAGGGCAACTAGCTTTTGAAAGATCAAGACCAATAGACACAAGTAATGACGGAGTAGATAACAACAACTAAATAATATATGAAACCAATTAGAGATTTTGTTTTAGTAAAACCATTTGCACCAGAAGAAGTTACCGAAGGCGGACTATTATTGCCAGAAGGGTATAGAGAAAGAAATTGTAAGGCAAAGGTAATTTCTGTAGGTAACGGAACGGCTAAAGTTAAAATGGAAGCTAAAAAAGATGATATTATTTTCCATATTAAAGGAGCAGGGGAACCAATTATATTAGATAATGAACTTGTTTTCTTAATTCGTCAAAACGATATATTAGCTTACGCATCAAATAATTAAATATGTCACAAGTTAGAAATTATATAACACTAGATTCTGTAATCAATGATTATATTGATGAAAGTGAACAATCCGTACACAAATACGCTAAATTATACAATATAGCTGTAAGAGGTATGGAGAAGTTAGGACTTGACTTTTTTTATAAAATAAGAACAGTTAAAGTTGCTATTGATACAACAAATTATACGGCTCAGTTGCCTAATGATTATATTAGTTATACTAAGATAGGTGTATTAAATTCAGTAGGAGAAATTATCCCATTGAAGTTTAATAACAAAATGACATATTATGCAGATCAACAGCCAGATAGATTGGCATTGACTCAAGATAATACTTTGGCTACATGGTATCAATCAGATTTGCCATTGTGGTTTAATTATTGGGATGGATATGGTTTCCAAAATATTTATGGATTACCAAGTGGCTCTCCATTTGTAGGTCAATTTAATATTGATGATTCAAATGGTGTGGTTCTTTTAAATCAATATTTTTATTATTCTTATTTGATGATAGAATATTTATCCAGTGGTAATCCGGAAGAAACTTTTTCTATACCTATTCAATTTAGAGAGGCATTGCTTTCATGGTTAGCTTGGAGGGATATAGCTAGCATGCCAAGTACAAGAAAAGGCAACTTAGGGGATAAAAGAGATAGAAAGCAAGAATTCTATAATCAAAGAAGAATTGCTAATGCTCAATTTAAACCATTGTATTTAATGCAAGCTTACGAACAAAATTTAGACACTCAAAGAATGACTGTTAAGGCATAAAAAATGATAATAAATACTCCTTTTAGTGGAAAGCTAAACTTAGATGATGCTGATTATAGAATTAGTAATAATGACTATACTGATGCATTAAATGTCACAAAAGATGCCCAAGGTCTTGGTGCCGATAAAGTAGTATCTAATATACAAGGAAATACTTTAATACCATATGCGGCTCCTTCCGGTACAAATAAAGTAATAGGATTTTACTCTGATAAGGTTAGAAATAGAGCCTATTATTTTTTATGGAATAGTAACGGATTCAATACTATTCTTTATTATGATTTAAATTCAAACAAAATAAATGTTGTTTTGCAAAGTAAAACGCAAAGTAACGGAATTGATATTTTAAATTTTAACCCATCTTACAAAGTATTATCAATAAATATATTTTATAGAGATCTAGAAGGTGACATTTTATTTTTTAATGATGCGTATAATCCACCAAAAAGTTTAAATGTAATTAACTTATACGGGAATAGTTGGAAGTTAGAATATTTGTTAGTCGCAAAAGCTCCTCCAGTAATGCCTCCAAAAGTAGTTTATGAAAATGATACTACTATTACTATCAATAATTTAAGAAACAAATTGTTTCAATTCTCGTACAGATATGTTTATGATAACAATGAAAAGTCTGTATGGAGTTCAAAAAGTATAGTTCCATTACCTCAACAGCCATCTTTAACACTTACTGATAATACAGCATCAAATAACGCGAGGATAGCTGTATTGTTTTCAACTGGCGGATCGGACGTAAAAGCGGTAGAGCTTTGTTTTAGAGAAACTACAAATGGTTTAACTAGCGATTGGTTTTTAATAGAATCATTTGATGTTTCAAATATTGATAATGACATATATATTACAAAGTTTTTTAACGACTCTATTTATACTCAATTAGATGTTATAGAAACGGGGCAATTACAAGATTGGGTTCCTCAAAGAGCTAATGCGGGCGAGTTAGCTAATGGAAATGTTTTATTATATGCTGGTATTGTTGAAGGTTATGATAAAACAACAATGGATTTGAGTGTTGATTTGACTACAGACGCATATACTTATTTTTATGATCAAGCTGGGTTATTGCTACTTGCTACAGTAAATGGAAACGATAGCGGCTCTGGTACGCAAATGAGTATATACCTTTATGGTACTGGTACAAACACAAACGGAGAAGTTACAACACTAAATAATTCTGCGGGTACATATTATATTAATTCGTTTTCAGCAAGTGGTACAAATTTAAGTACTTTTTATACAGCTAATTCATCTAATTCAAATAGTGTTAATAGTATTTTAAGTGGTATTTCCGCTGCTATGGTATTAAAAGGTTATAATCAAGTATCATTAGATGGAAATAAGTTGGTAATGAACTATTCAAGTGGTTTTGTTTTGACGTCTGTTGGGTTTAAAATATTTACTTTATTGAGTAGTGAAGCTACTCGTTTTGCGAATGTATGGGATTCTGGTTATCAATATGCAATTCAATATTTTGATGCACAAGGAAGAACAATAGGTGCGCAAACGTCAACTGACGGAACTATTAACACCCCAAGTTTTACAAATTTGCCATCGGATGAACCTCTTGTAAATTATCCTCAAATAAGTTTAAGTATACTTAACAGACCCCCGCTATATGCTACATATTATCAAGTTTTAAGATCAAATAATACTACTTATAATAAAAGATTATGTTGGGTAAGTGAATCGGCTTATTCTGGGATAACTAATAATATAGATAACTCAAGATATTTTTATATTGGTATCGGGAATATATCAGCATACAATGAGGCTATAAGTTCAACACAAAATGTTGTTTCTTATAACTACACTGAAGGAGATAGAATTAGATTTATTGCTAGATATAATGTTAGCAATGAAATAGTTTATTTGCCTCAATATGACTATGAAATAGTTGGTACAGTTGCTTCATTTGAGTATAACATTGAATGGCCTATACCTGTAGCTACAGATAATAATACATATACAGCTAATGGTAATTTTTTAAAAATAAGATATCCAGATGATGATATAAGTGCTGATTTTCAATTTCCGGGTACTGCTGATTTTCAGCATTATGAAATACTTGTGTACAATTATTCAACTAATACAGATTCAACACAAAGGTTTTTTTATGAATTTGGTAAAGAATACGGTATTGGAAGTCCGGGAACAGCTAATAGGTATCATTTTGGTATGTCGCAGTTGCCAAATGGTGGCGCTGTAATACCAGTCACAAATGGTGATTTATTTTATAGACTTAGAACAGTTCCATTTTCAGATCGTTTTAATTTCAATTCTAGTTCATTTGATTTAGGTACTAATAATCCTAATGAAACAAGATCAGAATCATTCCCTATTACTATATCAAGAACAATAGATAATGTTGCTTATACAATACAATCTCAGACAAGTATCCCTGTTGATATATCTGGCTCTGGGACACCTATTTGGTCAACTAGTGGTTATTTCTTTTATAATAAATCAACTACAATTGAAAGAATATTGTCAATAAAAGGCACATTAAGATTTTTGACAACTGGTAATTCTACTTTTTCACTTTACGCATTAATTTTAACAAATTTAGTTCCTTTTGATCCAAAATATACAATTTCATTATTGCCTATAGAAATTAATTCTCTTAATTCAACTACAAATAATTTTAGTGTAACTTTTGATATTGATAAAAGATTTTCAGTTCCTCCAACAGGTAAGGTTTGGTTAGTCGCTAGTTCTACAAATGATAATGTTGGAAGTAATAATGTTATTATTCAACCAATGAATTTTGATTTTGATGTAATTAAAGATAAAACAATTGGTATAATTGAATCAAGTTTTAATGATACATACAATTTAATTACAAACAGTAATGGCAGGCCTTCTGTTATTGATGCAAATGCAAGACAAACATATTTCCCTACTGTAATAAGATTTGGTCAAGCGTATCAGCAAAATACCAACTTAAATGCTACTAATAGATTTTTTTATGATGATTTTGATGAATATGATAGAACATTTGGTGATGTATTAAGATTGCATGTTAGAGATAGATATTTAAAGGTTTATCAACAATTTAAAGTAGGTACTGTGCCTATTTTAACTCAAATTGTAAAAGATGTTACTGGCAACCCTTTACAAGCTAATAGCAACCAATTAATTAACAAAATACAATATTACGCAGGTGATTATGGTATTGGGGATGCCGCAACTAGTCTTGCATGGAATAACTTTGCAGATTATTTTGTAGATAATTATAGGGGTGTGGTTTGTAGATTAAGTCAAAATGGGATTGAGCCACTTAGTATTCTTTATAAAACTAATGCTTTCTTTGTTGCTAAAACGGCAGCTTATAGAAAAGATTTAAATAATGGAGTTAACGAAGCTGGAGTTTATACTGGCGATCCTTGTATTTATGGTGTATTTGACGCAAATACAAATAAGTATATTATTGCTATGGAAGAGATTAATAGATATTCTGCTTGTAACTTTAATGGAGGTACTGCAAGAGCTATTGCTAATGCTACTTTTGTGGCATCATATAGCATGACAAGTGCTAACACTGTTTGTAATAATTGTAACGGGGTACACCCGCTAGAGGTATTTACTATTACAGCCCCAGCCTATGCTACTACATTATGTACCGCACAAGTATTAACAAGTCCTTTAATTTCAGATGGAACTATAACGGGTGAGGTTTGGATAAGTACTTGCGATGGAATTAGTAGGCAATTTGGGGCGGGTCTTGGTCCGGATGGTACAAATATAGCAGTATATCAAGCTAATTGTCAAGCTTGTCCGACCACTACAACTACTACTACAACTGCTGCACCTACTACGACAACTACAACTGCTGCACCTACAACAACAACAACCACAGCAGCTCCTACATATTATACATTGTTGGGACCTGTAGGATTATTTAGCACATCTAATAATGCTTGTTTAGGTTATAATAGTGGTAGAAGTTATCAAAGTAATGTAAACTTTATGCAGTCAGGTGTAACTTATATTTATGATTCAACATCACCTACAGTAGTACCTTTAGATACAGGAGGACAATGGAAATCATTAGTTTTTGTAGCCACATCTACAACATACGCTGTAATTACTGATTCTAATGGTTTAGTAAGTAATTATACTTCATGCTAATTAATTTAAAATTATAAAAAAATTATGTATATACTAGTTACATTAAACCCGAATCAAGGTGTAGATTTAGGCCCAAATTTTGCATTAACTGCCAATGTTGGAAGCTTATCTCCTGCAACAGCTACATTAACTCAATTATTATCGGGTGTAACAGTTCGTGCTGATGACGGGGTTAGTTCAATTGTTATAACTTCGCAAGGAATATGTACTAATTCAATAACGCTTTTTGTATTGCCGCCTGCCACTACAACTACAACTACCGCAGCACCTACAACTACAACCACTACATCTAATATAACAACTACAACTACAACTGCAGCGCCTATTTTATGTTTTAACTATTTTGTTTATGCTGATGATGGCACATCAAATAAAAATTCTTATTCTTACTCATATATTAATTGTGCGGGGGTTACTTTGTTTGGCGCACGCACAAATGGCGGTGCGGGAACTACAATATGTGCGCAAGAAGGTACAGTTACTTCTGAATCTGGTTATATTTTTGCAGATGAGGGGGCTTCTTGTAATCCGACTACAACAACCACAACTACAACTACAACCGCACCATAAAATAAATAAAAAATGGCATTAATATTTCACCAAGATCCTTATACAATATCATTTGACGAAAATGCTAATGCATTTGAGGCTTTTTATTCGTATTTCCCTGAATTTATGGGTGTAGTAAATGTTACCATGTTTACCTTTAAAAATGGTCAAATTTGGAAGCATGGGACAGTCCCTTTCTGTAATTTCTATGGCGTTCAATATAATGCCTCAATAACTAGCGTATTTAACTCAAATTCATTGGATAAAAAGACATGGATTTCGGTTATGGAAACAGGCAATACCACATGGGCTTGTCCGGTCATATATACTCAAATGGATACAGGCGGAAGTACAGTCGTAAAGCAAACAAGTCAGCTTTTAGAGTCTGATTTTGTGTCTTTGGAGTCTGAATACCAAGCATCGTTTTTAAGGGATTCTAACAGTCCGGGAGGGCTGATAGAGGGGGATAGCTTGAAGGGTAATTATATGGTTATAAAATTTGAGAAAGCAAGTGCAAATTCTTTCGTATATTTGAACAGCGCAACGACTAAGTATATTAATTCACCATTGAATAATAGATAATGATTATTAGGGAAAATGATGAGATTGTAGATAATATTGAAGCTGCAATAATGCAATTCCCTGATGAATTAATAGAAGGCCCGTTAGTTCATAAATTTACAGAAGGAATGTATATAAGAGAAATCTTCATGCCTGCTGGATCTTTATGGACAAGTAAGATACATAAAACAGAACATCCATATGTTGTTTCTTATGGAAAAGCTGCTGTATCTATTGATGCGCAAGAATGGTACGAAATAATAGCTCCTTATACTGGTATCACAAAGCCGGGAACAAGAAGAGTTTTATATATATTGGAAGATTGTATTTGGACTACATTTCACAGAATAGATGGAATGAAATCTGAATATAACGATTTAAGTGAAGAAGAAATAGAGAAGATAGTTGAATCAATAGAAGATAAAATATTAGAACCACATATTAATCAGATTACTGGTACAGATGTTGGTAAAGAATATAAAGAAATTTTGAATAACATTAAAAATTTGGAATTATGAGTTTTGCAGTATTAGGCGTTGGAGGTGGCATAGCCGCAATAACAGCAGTTACTGGCGCTACAATAGGTGGCATATCAGCTGGAAAATCTAATAGGAGAAGAAAAGCTCGCGAAAGAGAATTAGATCAATTAGCTCAAGAAAGTCCTTTGTATGCTGGTAGTAAGCCAATTAGTGAATACTATCAACAAGCATTAAATAGATATAACGAAAATCCATATCAATCGCAGCAGTATCAATTGGGAGCCATGAACGCCAGAAGAGCAACAGCTCAAAGCCTAGGTGCATTGCAAGACAGAAGGTCAGCAATAGGTGGGGTTACTAGATTAGAAGGTATTCAAAATGCAGCTATGCAAAATTTAGGCGCACAAGCGGAAGCTCAAAGAAATGCAAGATTCGGACAATTAGGATCAGCAACCCAAATGAAAAATGCAGATTTAATGCAACAATTTGATATTAATAAAATGACTCCTTATAATCGTAAATTTGGATTAGGCCAATTAAAATCACAAGCAGCTAATCAACAGTATGCTCAAGATATGCAAAATACATTTAGTTCTTTAAATAATTTGGCTTCTTTGGGTATGGTGTATGGGGGAGGTTTCGGAGGCGGTCAAGCAGCTGGCATTCCTTTAACAAATCAAGCTGGATTTGATTCATTCATGGCGAGTAGGGGGGCGGCACCTAGACCAAAATTATAATATCAAAATCTAAAAAATGGCAGCTACAGGATTATTAGGAATAAACCCATATTTTAAAGGTGTAAGCTTAGATACATCTAAGCCGGTTAATTTAGCTATTCAGCTTGAGCAAAAAAATCAAGCTAAAAAAGAAGCGTTAGATAAATATTTTATGGATTATGAGAAATCAATTAATCCAGCAGGTATGCGTTCTCAAGATCAAGATATTGTATTAAAGAAGCTGAATGAAAATAAACAGTTCTATATGCAAAATAGAGATCGCATATTGAATCCTTCTAAATATGGAGCAGAAGCTCAATCTAGATATATGGCTGGATTTAAAGATATTTTATCTGATATATCTAAATCAAAACAAGCATCCGCTGAAGATAAAGTATTACAAAATACTTACAGTAGAATAAAAACACAAGGATTAGAAATACCAGATGGCTTTATGGAGGCAATACAAGAAAGCCAAAAGCCGATTTACGCAGGTTACAAGCCTGTAGATTTATTTAAATTTGATTTTAATAAACCATACAACGAAACGGAATTCACTAAAAATGTTTGGAGTGGATTAACATTACCTACAAAAGAAGTTCCGACAACATTGCCAAATGGCAAAGTTCAGTATGCAAAAATATCTTATTTAACTCCAGATATTGCACAAGCTGTTGCTTTAAATGCAATAAACGAATACAAAACAAAACCGGGAAGTACAAAGAATTTTAATAATTTAATGAAGGATGCTAATATATTTAGTGCTGCTGAAAAGGAATTTGGTGAAGCATTTAAATATACAGATCCTAAAACGAAGAAGATAGTAAAACCAAGAATAGAAAGCCCAGAACAATTTGTTGCTGGTTATGCTCTATTGAAGAAACCTACAGGAGAAATTTCAAGAGGAAAAGAAGATTTTGATTGGTTGACTAGGTTTAGAATGACACAAAATGCAATTAATGCAAGGGCTGGCGCACAGGCGGTTAGGATGGAAAATATATTTGATAAGACAGGTAGTGGTGGAGTGCCTTTAAAAATAGGCAGTGATTACGAGATAGTAGCTGGTAAGGTTTTAGATAAAGATGGCAACCTTGCTACGGTAAACTTTAAAGATATTTCAGGAGAAAAATTGCCACCTGATTTATTTAGTGTTTTAGAAAAATACGGTATTGATTTAAGAAAGAAGGATAAATATAAAATGGTTGCTAAAGACGGTAAAATACAAAGCATAACAGATTCAAAAGGAAATGTTATAACTAGACAAACTATAATGAGCGCTCAAAAGAAATTTGATACTGAAAGAAAAGGAGAAGAGCCATTATTTTATGAGGAAGTTGATGAAGTATCAGTGCCTAAAGTAGAAACATTAGCTGAAAGAATGAGAAGAAATAAAAATAAAAAATAACAAATGGACGAAAAGCAATTACAATTTTTATATAACGAATACGCAAAGGGTAAGGGTTTTAAAGATTACTCTGATTTTAAAGGATTGATGTCCTCTGAAGGCAGCAGAAAATTGTTTTTTGATGATGCTAATAAAGAACTTGGCTTTAAAGACTACAACGAGTTTAATGATTTACTTGGCTTAAAAAAAAAAGTTGGTGGCGAAGTATCTTCCCCTACAAAATCACAATTGGTATTACCAGACTTTGAGAAAGGTAAAGCTTTTGCTGAAAAAGGTTTTTTAATGCAAGCGGAGGGTACAAAGACTCCGAAAAAACAAAAGATATTAATTGAACCTTCTTTATCATTATTAGGTGCGCCAAAAGTAAAAGTAATAGAAGAAGGTGATGAAACTTCTATTTTGGCTGATTTTACATCTTCTGCTATAAAAGGACAAATACAAGGTAAAGTTGCAAATATATTATCAGCTGGTAAAAGACCAACTCCAGAAGAATTAGGTGAAATAGCTCAATTGCAATCTGATTTACAATTGTTACCTCAATCAAAATCAGAGAAAGCATATCAAGAAAAAGGATTAAAGGGATTATTTACAGATAGTCCGGGATTAGGCGTTCAGTTTATTGCTGAAACGATGGCTAGTTCATTATCATCATTATTTGAAGCAAGTAAAAGAACAGTTCCTACTGCTGTAGCAATGGGTGCTGCTGCTGGTGCGCCATTCGCGGGTATTGGTGCTTTAGTAGGCGCGGGTACTGGTTTATTAGCTGGACAATCAGCTGCTGGGTATAACATATCTACTTCTCAAGACATTTTAAGTTCATTATCTGAAAATGGAGTTGATATATCAAATAAAGAAAGTTTAATTAATGCATTTTCGGATGAAGCAAAAATGGCTAAAATAAGAAATACTGCCGTTAAGTATGGCGTACCTATTTTAGTTTTTGATGCATTGACCGCAGGGCTAGCAGGTAAGTTAGCAGCTGGTGCGGTTGGTAAAAGTTTAGGTAAAAAATTATTAGCGGGTCTTGGTGAAACGGGGCTGCAAATAACTGGAGGTAGTGGGGGTGAATTAACAGCTCAAATTGCTTCAGGTAAAAAAGTAAATTGGGATGAAATAATTATAGAAGGTCTTGCAGAAGTACCGGGTGGCGTTACGGAAGTTGCTACTGGAGTTGCAATGGAAAGATCAAAAACATCTTCTAATAATAAAACATTAGCTACTCAAATTGCAACACAAGGTGTTCAGAATGGAACGGAAGATGCTATCATCAATTTAAACAGAGATTTGGCCAATAATGTTATTACTCCAGAACAGCACCAAGAAGGTATTATTTTTGCAGAAAAAGCAGCACAAGTATCAGATAAAATACCTGAAACAGTAACTGGAGAAAGTAGAGTTAAATCAATTGAATTATTAGTTGAAAGAAATGATATAAAGCAAGCCAATCAAGATTTGCTTCAGCAAAAACAAACAACAGACGAGGCTTATCATGCAGGTATTGATGAAGAAATAAAAGCCAACGAAGAAAAAATTAAAAAATTAGATGCAGAGGTATATAATATTGCAAAAACCCCATTAAAAGAGGTTGGAACTAAAAAGTATATAGTAGATGGGAAAGAGATAACCCAAGAAGAATTTGAAGGATTGCAAGGTAAACCTACAGGTACAAAGCGAGTTGTAAGAGCAATTGACGAATATGATGCCCTTGATGCTATGACACCTGAAGAAAGTCAGAAGTTAGCAGATCTAACAGCGCAAGGTAAATCGGAAGAAGCCTCTAAAATGTTAGCAGAAAAATTAGACCAATTAAAAGCAGAAGTTAAGACTACTGAAGTTGAAGTGGCTGAAGGAGTTGAACCAACTGAAGTAAAAGAAACGCCTAAAGAAGAAAAAAAATTAGGCAAATCACTTATTAGTGAAGAACCTGCTCAAGGCAAAGGAGTTGTAATTGCAACAGAAACTGGTTTAACAGAGCAAGAAAGATTAGATAAGATAGCAGAAAGAGAAAAACAAACAAAAATTAGTGATAAGGTAAATACAGAAAATGCTTTAGTTCAAGAAACAAAATTATTTTATGAAAAAAATAAAAGACAAAGAAGCAGTTCTGAAGGTTTAAGAAAATTAAATGAATTAAGAACAAGGGCTAGAGAACTTGGTCTTGAAATTGATGATGCCTCTGAGTCTGTTGTTAGGAAAAAAGGGTCAAGAAAAACTAAAATTAAATATAATTCAAAAGCAGATGCTGATTCTGTTATAGACAAAAGTGGTAAAACTATTTACGAAAGGCGAAAGGATGTTCAAGATGTATTTAAAACGCTAAACGATAATAAAAATTTTTTAGATTTTAAAACAGATTTAGGCGTTAGAATGAGCGATACACAACTTGATGCAACTATACAAGATATTTTAGACGGAGTACCTAGTAAAAGAGCTAATCGTTATCTTGATGAAATTCAAAAGGCTATAGATAATGATGCTTTTGGGTTAAAAGATATGGGTAACAATGCTTTAACTTTAGAACAAATAATGGAATCTGACAGGGATATTAATAAAATAGAAAAAGAATTGGTTGGGGAGCCTATGGATGAAAAGGCGTTAGAGGCTTGGCTTAATGATCAGTCTAATTTAACCCCAGAAGAAGAGGCTATAATGATTGATGATTTTGAAAATTTATTAAATGAATATGAATATGAAAACGAAACAAGACCTGAAGCAGAGGTACCAAGAGTTAAGCCAGCCCCAGAAGAAAGAGTTGTTGCAAAGGCTGAACCGACTGAAATCAATAAGAAAACAACCTCTATTGAATCAAAAAAAGAAGTAACTTTACAAGACATTTACGAGGCATTGCCAAAGTCAGAAAAACTGAAAAATAAGCAAGTTGAAGAAATGGTAGATAAAAATTTTGATAGTATTATCAAGCAACTAGAAAAATATAAAATATGTTAGGGAAATCATTACTTAGCGCCAGTATGAAGAAAGGGCTTCAAAGCGCAATTCAGGCTGAATTATACCAGTCTAACCTTTGGAAGCACTTAGCTAACCAATTGCAAAGATTAGGCTTTTTTGGAAGCCAAAAGTACTTTTTAGCTGAAAGCGCTGAAGAGTTAACCCATTACCAAATTATTGTTGAATTTATCAATGATATGGGCGATGTTGCAAGTGTACCTTCTATTGAAGCCATTACCGATAAAGTAGAATCAATTGGGGATGCATTAGAGATAGGTTACGAAACCGAGCTTGATGTATTAAATCAGTACAAAAAGATCTATAAGCAAGCCGAAGAAGAAGATTGCGCAGTTGCTATATTCTTACAACAGTTTATTACTATTCAGGTAAAGGCTGTGGGTCAATATGGTGATTTATTGGCTAAATATAAAATAGCTGAAGAAACAAAAGAAATTTTGGAATTTGACCAACATATTGCAGACGTTTAATAAATATACACATGGCTTGTAAGTACATCATTGACGGGGTAGAATATACGGAAAGTGAGTTAAAAGACTATCTTATTAAAGGTGGACTTGATAAGTTTGTAAAAGACGATATAATTGATTTATCAAAAATAAAACCAATAGGATATGCCGTACAAGAGCCAAGCGCAAGCAGCGTACTTCAACCTGAACAAAAAGAAGCTAGAGAAGCAAGGGGTGAACGTGGAGGAGTGGAACAAAGAAAGCAAAGGCAAAAAATTGCCGAAGAAGGTAAACAATCTAAAGGCGATGAAGAAGCCGTAAGGATGCGTTCTCTCTATAAGCAGATTATAACAAGATCAACAGGGCTTACAGAAGAACAAAAGTCAATATTAAAAAATGATCCAAATGCACTTTATACGGTGCTGCCTATTGCTGAAAGTAAAAGAATAGCATTAGAATTAATTAAAGAAATGGGCGTAGCTGAAGCTGTAGCTGAAGCATCTAGCTCAACAACAACGCTTCAGCCAGTAGAAAGAACAATGATATTGGGTGCTGCTATGGATTATTATGCTAAATTAGGTAAAGAAAGCTTGCAGGATGGTGATATGGCAGCAGCGCAATCAGCAGCAAGAAAAGAAATAGATGCAAATGAAGAATTAAGATTAGTAGCTTCAACATTAGGCGAACTAGGAACGGCATATGGAAGAGCTATCAATGCATTTAAGGAAATATATAAATTATCAAGTTTAGCTCTAGAAAGAAAGCTTATAAAAGATGTTGAGGAATTAAATGAAGCAAGGTTGCAAGTAGCAACGGCAGACGCAAAAGAAATTAAAAAGATCATTAAAGAAGATGCATCTGATATAAAGGATGTAGCAAGCGAATTAACTAATGAAGAGGCTGAAATAAAATTAAATGCTTCTAAAAAGATTTCTGAATTAGAAAAACAAGTTGAAGATTTAAGAAATCAAATATTAGAAAGAGATAAAGCACAAAAGGGAACTAAAAAGAACCCTTTAAAAATAAGCAGAATAACTAATGATACAGAGTACGATAAAAGATTAAAAGATTTTAAACAAAGAGTTAGAAGTATTGCTTCTAAAGACGACTTAATTGATTTGACTTATTTTGGTTTATATCATATAGAAAATGGAATAACAAAATTTGCAGATTGGTATAAAGAAATGTCAAAAGATTTTAAAGGTTTTAAAAACCAATTCAAAGACATATATAATAATGTAACAGAAAAGTCTATAGAGAATGGTGCAGATATAAATTTATTTGATGACGAGGAAACAATACAATCAGTATTGGATGATTTTCAACAAGAAACAGATGCTAAAAAAATAGCACAAGCAACAAAAAAATTAACTCAAGCAAAGCTACAAAAAGAAGAAGAAAATAATCCAGAAAAAGCAATTAAAAATGCTCCATCATTAGCGGCCGAAAGGATTAGAAAAGATGCAGAAAAGAATTTAGGTATGCCATCTACTGAAGTAGAACAGACTTATTTAAAGAGATTAGTAAAAGTAGTAAATAGTAAGGCAAAAGAATATTACGCAAGCAAAAAGCAAGACGTTAAAAATATAAACGATATATTAGCATTTGCTATTGCTAATGGTAAAAGAGATTACGCTATATGGGAAAATACTCAAAAAGAATTAGAAGAACAAATAGACGCTGATGAAAAATTAACTGAAGATCAAAAAGAAGAAGTAAAAGACTTTTTGGAAGCTTATAGAGAAAGTATTTTTGATACATTACTTACAAAGAATCAAATATCAGAAGCAGTAAGAGAAAAGCTTATAGAAAATGGGTACTTTGTTGAAAAAATAATAAAAGGCAATCCTGTAAAATCAGTTGATTGGAATAAGATTATAGGTAATGCAAGTACATTAAAGGAAGCAAAAGAAAAAATAATCAAATCAATAACAGATTTAGGATTTACAGAATCAGAAGCTAAAAGTGAAATTAATTCTATATTAGATTATTTTGATGCAAAGGTATCTGAGAAAAAAACACAGCAAATAAACAAGTATCTTCAAAAAGGTATTTTAAATAAAGTAAAAGGATTGGCGAAGAAAAAAGTTAAAAGAGGCAGTGTTGATAAACTAATTGATTTAAACAAAAAAGGTTTGCTTGATGATGATAAAATAAAAGAAATACTTTCTGCGGAATTAGGTTTAGTAAAAATAACTGATGAGGATTTAAAAAATTTAAGAGATTGGTCTAGCAAAGTGGATGACGAGAATACTCCTATTTTTATTAAAAAAGAGCTTGAAGAGAAAATACAATACTTATTTGATACAAAGTCTGGTAATATAGATTATTTAGAAAATAGAGCAGCTAGCATGTCTAATAGATTATCTAGTGTAGTCAATCAAGTAATTAACTTGACAGGTTTCTTTCGTGCTTTATCTACATTATCTACTGTGGCAGTTAAAACAGGTAAGCCAGTAAATGCGGCAAAAGTATTTTTAAAAGAGATTGGCAATGCAGCACAAGAAGCAAAAACCATACTTAAAGGAAGAGTTAGCAGAGGTAGTTCTTTTGATGATTTAGTAGGGTCTGCGTCAGGTCAGCCAAGAGTAAGATATTTAGAACAAGGTAAGGGTAAGTTTTTAGGAGGAAAATTTTTAGGCAAACCATTATATCTTGAAATTGGGGGTAAAAAAGTAGATTTAAACCCTATTAATTTAGGATACTCAAAGTTAAAATATATTTCAAGGTTATTAGAAAGTGCAGATACTATGGCATCTGGAGCTATATCTGGTCTTACTCAATTTAGAATAGCTACAAAAGAGATAAATAAATATTATCCAGAATTAAGTGCAGCTCAAAGAAGCCAAAAAGTGTATGATATTTTATACAGTGTAGATAGAGCAACTGAATTGCCAAAGGCTATAAAAGATTTAAAAAATGCAGGGGTTCCAAATCCTACTCCAGCTGAAATAAATAGAACTATAAATGAAAGAGTTGAAAGAGCTAGAAGCGAAAGATTGGCAAATGATTTTTATAATCAAGCAAAATCATTGAATCTACTCTCGGAAGCAAAATTAAAATCAGATGGTATAGCTAATCCTACGGAAGATGAAATTTTAGCTCAATCTTATAAAACACTAGGTTCTACAGAGGCAGCTGATTTAGTCGCAAGAGGGGAAAGACAAGCGGCTAGAGAAACAGGTAAAATGACTACAAGAGGTATTACCTCAATTATTCTACTTCCGGTAGATATGATACAAAAAACCCTAAATTCTGGGTTACAAAGTAAGTCAAAAACTGTGTCTAAATTAGCAGCTGCGGGAGATGTTAGTTTTTCAATATTAATGCCATTTGCAAATTCAATCGCTAGATGGGCTGAAATGACTGCTGAATTATTTGCCCCGTATGGTATAGCAAAAGGAGCAGCTTATAAAATTGGAGCAAAATTAACTAGCAAAGAATCTAAAATATCAGCGGAAGAATATAGCGATCTAGGTGATGATTATTTAATAAGAGGCACTCAAGGTTTAGCTATGACATTAGCTATAATGTATGCGGTAGGAATGTTAAATGCAGCTGAAGATGAAGAACAAGAAGAATTAGGTAAATCATTTACTGGAACAGCAAAAGAAAAGCAATATGCTCAAGAAAGGGTACAAAGCGTGGGTAAGCCAAAGCAGTCGGTTAATATTTTAGGCAGAAATGTATCATTAGCCTTTTTGGGCAACCAAGGTCTAGCTATAGGTATGTATGCTGATTTCTTAAAATTACGAAGCAAAAAGAAGCTAGATGAAAACATGACGGAAAGAGGGGAACTTTTTATATCTGGATTAGCAGCAATGGAGGCATTTGGAAGTTATATTTTTGATGCTACCTATTTAAACACTGCAAAAAAATACGGAAGTGCTGCTTCATCTTTAGTTGAAATGAAGGAAGAGGGGTATGCGCCAACACTAGGTAGATTAGCTGGGGGTATAATATCATCACAAATACCATTTAATAGATTGCAAGTGGAGGCGGCTACATTATTTAATCCAAAATCACAATCATCAAAGGATTTTGGATCTAATTTATTAGCTCAAATGAGTATTACAAGAGCTTTTCAATCAAATCAGCCAAATTTTGACTATAGGGGGAGGGAGTATGATTATGGGGATATATACGCAAATAGTGCAGACGGTATAGTAAAAATGTTTGGGAAAGCCAAATATGGGGATGAAATAGACGCATTTTTAAGTGAAATAAACTTTGCAGCCACAGATGCATACAGAGAAACAAGAGATGAGGATAATTATAAGTTCTCAATATTGAATCCGGACGGAACGAAAAGGTTTATGACAAATGATGAATATTACGAATTTAAGAAGAAAACAGCCAATTATTTTAATGAATACTTAAAGGCGGATTATAAAGACATTAAAAACGAGGTTGTAGATGAGGGTTCACTAACTGAAGCTCAAAAACAGATTGTTTCTCAGCTATTATCAGATGCAAAATCAAACGCATTTGTAGAAATACAAGAGTCAACCGGGTTTGAGGATGCTCAATATTTAAAACAATTAGAAAAGGAAAAGGCTAAAGCTCGGAAAGCTGTGTCCAAATTAAAAAAATACTACAAAAAATAGCCATAAATTTCTTATATTTGATGTAAAATTTAATACAATGCCTTTAGTACCGAATTTTACAGCTAGCCAGTTTAGTGGCACACCATCGGTTATCACTTTAACAGATACAAGTACAGGCTCTGATGTTACTATTGCTAAGCGTAGAATTTATCTATTGCAAGCTAATGGTACTATGTTAGTGCCAGCTGGTACACTTACTACTTATATTGATTGGCCTTTAGCAAATACAAGTATTAGTTTAGATGTATTATCACAAGATAGTGCATTAAGTATTACTGTTCAATGGTTGACTTCTGCAAATGCGGTGGTTACATCAAAAACAACTTCATTCGCATTTACTGCATACAATGAAACTTTCTATTATGGATTAACAGAAAGTCAAGTAGCAAATTCAAATTTAAGCGCAAGTACGAATTGGTATCAAACTAAATTAATACTTAGAGTTGAAATTGATAGCGCAGATCAAGCAATTACATTTGCATCTGATATTTATTCAGCACAAGCTGCATTAAATAGAGCAACATATATTTCTACTAACCAATCATATTTCTTCTAATATGTTAGATCCACAAACTGTAGTATCAATAGCGGAAATTTCGCAATACTTATGGAATGATTCTATTCCTAAGCAAAATGTATTTTTTAATGGAAGCGTTGATCCACGCAAAGCACAACAGCTTTACATGGAAAGAAAAGCTTTACAATATGGTATTGAAGAATCATTATCAGGACTGCCGGGAACATCTAATTATGTTTATGCTCTTTGTGGTTCTAAATTACAATTAGCAATTGAAATATTAGGTAATGGCGGTGGCGGTGGTGGTGTAATACCGGGCGGTGGCGGAAACTTCAGCGTATTTGAATATTCATCTAACGCAGTTGAAAATTCTGTTACAATATACTTCCCAGAAGCAGTTGGAAAAAGATGCGTAAATGCATTTAGACAAGGTAATGATGTTGGTACTATACTAACAGCAGGTACCCCAACCGGAAATCAAGTTGTTTGGGATAAAGATTCGGCATCATTAACAGTTGCGTCAACAGTTCCTTTTTACAATCAAGAATTTATAAGGGTAGTTGTTCAACAATAAAAAGTTTTTACATTGGCAATACAGAATTTAATAACAGGTGAATTTCAGATCAGGAAATTAAATGGAGTTCTTGTAGCTACCAATGGTATCGTTGATGCGGTTGGTAATATTACATCTGGAACATCTGGATCAAGTGGTACTAGCGGCACATCAGGCACAAGTGGAACTTCTGGTTTTGCTGGTACAAGTGCCATGTTAGTTTATACATTCATAGCAAATGAAGGTCAAACTACTTTTTTTATTCCTAGTGGATATGTTAATGGTATGCTTGGTGTATTTGTTAATGGTGTTAAATTATCACCATTAGATTTTACATCATTAGATGGTTTTAATGTAATTTTAAATACACCTGTTACCGTAGGGGATATTGTAGAAATAGATAATTTTGTTGCTAATTATGTTTCTACTTCAGGAACTTCTGGAACTTCTGGTATTTCTGGTTCTTCAGGTACTACTGGAACATCGGGTTCTTCTGGTACTTCAGGTACATCAGGTTCTTCTGGAACATCTGGAACATCGGGTTCTTCTGGAACAACTGGAACTTCAGGAACTTCAGGAACAGCAGGTTCTTCTGGTTTAAGTGGGGATAGATATTTTACTACATCCAACACTACATTTACTTTAGGTAATTCTGGAACTTTGATTGTAGGGACAAATTTATCATTTAGTCCTGCGCAATCAATAGTCATTGTTTACGATAATACAAACTTCCAAGAGTGTGAAGTTATTTCATATAATTCAACAACTGGGCAATTGCAATTTGCAGAACCCAATAGAACAGTTGGTTCGGGTACTTATTCTAACTGGTCAGTTAACTTAGATGGTGCATCAGGTACATCAGGAACTTCAGGTACATCAGGAACATCAGCGACTTCAGGTACATCTGGAACTTCAGGTAGTTCTGGTTCAAGTGCTACAAGCGGTACGGCTGGAACTTCTGGTAGCTCTGGCACAACCGGTACGTCTGGCACAACTGGGACCTCTGGAACTTCTGGTACATCAGGCACAACTGGGACATCTGGAACTTCTGCAACCGATGGCACAAGTGGCAGTTCTGGTACGACAGGAACTTCAGGTACGACAGGAACTTCAGGTACAACCGGCACTTCAGGTACGTCAGGTACATCAGGTACTTCTGCAATAGATGGCACTAGCGGTACTTCTGGCACAACCGGTACATCAGGAACTAGTGGCACTTCGGGGACGACTGGCACATCTGGTACAAGCGGAACGGCAGGTACATCAGGTATAAATGGTATGAATGGGGTTGCAGGGGGTCTTGTGTACTATCTAAATCAATCTTTAAATACAGATACTGCGTTTGGCACTCCAACATATAAGCAATGGTCGTCAATTCCAACGGGAGGCGCAGAGCAATCGGTAGCATTAAATAATGTACCCAACAACACAAGAACTCTTATTGCTACTTATGCGACTGATTCAGGAGTACCTAATGTCACCACAATACCTTCAGGTTTATGGGCGTGGACAACACATTTTGACATAAACCATAATTGTGATTTAGCGGTAGATGTTGAACTTTACAAATATACAACAGGCGGAGTATCAACACTTTTAGGTACTACTAACATAGATACTGAACCAGTATCGTCAAATACTATTAAAGAATTTTTTACTGATTTATTTTTAATATCACAATCTTTAAACGCTACCGATAGACTTTATTGCAAAATATATGTTCTGCATAATCATGGTGGGAATGCTAATATAAATTTTTATACTGAAGGAATAAGTAATTACTCTTTTGCACAAACAACATTCAATCCACCAAGTGGTACGTCTGGTACTTCAGGTACTTCAGGAATAGATGGAACTTCTGGATCTAATGGTACAAGCGGTACTTCTGGCACATCTGGTACTTCAGGTACAAGCGGTACTTCAGGAACTTCAGGTGAAAATGGTACAAGCGGTAGTTCTGGAACTTCAGGTTCTAGCGGAACTACGGGTACTTCAGGAACAACAGGTACTTCAGGAACAACAGGGACTTCAGGTACATCAGGTGAAAATGGTACAAATGGCACATCCGGGACAACAGGTACTTCTGGATCAAGTGGTACTTCTGGTTCTACAGGGACAAGCGGAACATCTGGTACTTCTGGTGCTACTGGTTCTACAGGGACAAGCGGAACTTCCGGGACGAGTGGAGCTACTGGTTCTACTGGTACAAGCGGAACTTCTGGAACAAGCGGAGTTACCGGGTCTAGTGGTACTTCTGGAACAAGTGGTGCTAATGGTGGTAATGGGACAAATGGTACATCAGGTACAAGTGGTGCTAATGGTACAAACGGAACTTCAGGAAGTAGTGGAGTATCTCCATCTGTATCAGGGTATTTACCTTTGACTGGTGGTACACTTACTGGACCGCTTGTTATCGGAACAACAGGTTTAGCAAATAGCCCTTCATTAAGAATAAACACTTCATCTTCTTTACCTTTTGTACATACTCAAGAAAATTTTGCAGCAAATCTTACAGCAGGCCAAAGAGCTATGATATTCTTTGGTAAAGAAGGTAGCACTAAGAATGCTGGTGCCATTGGGTATTATTGGGCAGCGGCAGCCTCTAATAATAATTTTATAACATTAGGACATTGGGGAAATGATGATCTTTTAAGAATATACGGGGACGCTGCAGTTCAAACAACTGGCTATTTAAGAACAGCGGGTGTCACTTCAAATACAGTATTATTTACAAGTGGAACAAGTAGTGTTGATTTTGGTAATGCTCTTGGACAAGGTACTGCAAGTAGAAGTACATTTTTTAGAGGCAATACAAATAATGTTTCTGTATGGTGGGGTGGTATTGATGCTAATGGGGCTAATATCCCATTTGGAGCAATAGACGCAGTAGCTGGTGAGTTTAATTTTTGGAGAAATAGTGGTGGACTTGGTGGTGGAACATGGACAAATACTATGACCATGAATTCATCTGGTCTTACTATGAATTCAGGAAACTTTATTGGTAATTTAACAGGAACAGCAAGTTCTGCAACTTCTGCAACTTCTGCAACATACTTAGGAAGCGGAGGGTATATTTTTAGAGGAGGATTTAGTGGTAATTGTAATACAGATTTTCAAAACACCCCAGCAGGAAGTTATAGATATAATGGAGACAATCCCTCTGATGTAAATAATCCGGGAGGTACTTGGTGGTTTATTGAAAACTTTAGACATAGTAACGCAAGTAATTTCTGGGGTACACAAGTAGCATGGGGATGGGAAGATAATGCTAATAGATTAGCTACAAGAAATATTACTGGTAATAGTTTTGGAGGTTGGGTTTATTATATGAATACGGCAGCTTATCCATTTGCTGCTAATATGAATCAGAATGTTAGAACTTCTGATTCACCAACATTTAGTTCAGTTTATACCAATGACTGGATTAGAATGAATACAATTTTAGGATTGATTTGTCCGGGAACTAATAATGCTCAACTTTATGCAAATAATGGTTCATATGGGGCATGGAAAATAGAAGGTTCTAGAAATAGTTACGGTGGTATAGAAGTGGGAGGTTTAAGTAATGGAAATATTTCTTGGATGGTAAATCTAAGTTCAAACACAACTGGTTTCAATAATCATTCTTATGGGTGGCAGTTTTATTGGCAAAGTGGTATTTTATATGTTGGAAAAGCTACATATGGTGGAGGTACTATAGCTACTGTTTTTGATACTTCAAATTATACATCTTTTCTAGATGCCCCTAATAAAGCAGGAACATCTTATTATCAGACAAATACATGGTTGCAGCTTAATGGAGAATATGGTCTATACTGTCCATCAATAAATAATGCTCACTTTTATCCAAATACTAGAAGCTATGGCGCATGGAAAGTATTAGGAGAAAGAAACGGATGGAGAGGATTACATTTTGGCGAAGGATCAGGAATAACGCTAATGATGAATGAAGGCGAGTTTGGGTTTCATAGAGAAAGTGTAGGCTGGGTGGGTAGATTTACTAGCGGAAGATATTATGGGACATCTGATAATACTGTTAGTATATCAAGTGCGGTAGGTGGTGGTTATACATGGACAGGAATTCAATATTTTGAAACAAATAACGGAGGTAGATGCGGCAGCACAAATAGTGCAAAATTACAAGCTTACTCATCAGGTAATAACTCAGCGTTTATGTCTTTTCATAAAGGCGGTTACTATGCTGTTAATATGGGTTTAGATGATGATAACGTACTTAGAATTGGAGGTTGGAGTGCAGGGGCTAATTTATTTCAAATGGACATGGCAGGCAACCTTACAATGGCTGGAAATATTTGCGCTTATTCTGATTCTAGAGTAAAAGAAAATGTAAAAACAATAGAAAATGCTTTATCAAAAGTATTAAACCTAAGAGGTGTAAGCTATAATAGAACTGACTCTGATGATAAAAATACACAAATTGGCGTAATTGCTCAAGAAACTTTACCTATTGTTCCAGAGGTAGTTAATATGGATAACAACGGAATGTATAATGTTGCTTATGGAAATTTTGGTGGATTATTTATTGAAGCTTTCAAAGAACAACAAGCTGAAATTAAAGAACAAAAAGCTCAAATTCAAGAACTTAAAAAATTAGTTAACCAATTATTAAGTAAATAATACAATGGGAACACCAAGTAGCGGTACTATATGTTGGAGTGACATACAAGCTGTGGCAGGCGGCGGCTATTGTATGTCTGATTTTAATGCTGCAAGCGGAAGGGGGTATTGTGCAAATGGTTATTATAATTATAATCCACCACCTACAACTTGTTATTTATATGATGTTTATGATTATGGGTATGCTGATTTTGTGGATTGCATTGGAACTCCTACATATACGTATACTGTCCCTGGCGATTTCTTTTGTGTATCGGTTTGGTATTCTGGTCCTGCTTATAATACTTCGTTGACATGTATTTAATAAATTATATATAATAAATTATGATAAATTATTACAAATTCAGAGTTAGTTACTATAAAATAGATACTGATTCTAAATATTTTACTCAAGTTACTGATGCCGAAGATGCATCATCTGTTGGTGTATATAAAAACGAAAAAGCTTTTACAAGCATATCCAAGATTGCATCTGATAATACAAATGGGGAATGGCTTGTAATTTCAGAAGAAGAGTTTACCTTTACAAAACAAAATATTTTTAACAAATTAATTCAATAAAAAATGAAAACAATTGAACCAGTACAAGTTTGGTATAATGGCCAAGAAGTAAATGCAACAGTATTAAATGCATACGCAACAAATGTAGAATTAAATGTTTCTGCTAGTTTTTATTACACTTTATATAGTGTAAATCAATACAACACTATATATCAAGTAAATGGTGGAGTATTAAAAATGGAAGGTCAAGCTTACCAAGATTGGGATCAAGATACTTTTGCTTGGGATTGGGTAGCTGCTCAGCTTAATTTAACAATTACAGGCGAGTATATACCACCTATTCCACCAACACCATTCCCAACAACACCAACAACAACAGCATCTCCTACAACTACTACAACAGAAGCGCCAACAACTACAACAACAACAGAATCAACGCCAATAGCATAATTCTTTAAAGATGACTAAAAATACAATTTTAAGCGAATTACCTAATATTGATGGTATAATTAAAGGAAACTTAGATGCTAACTTTAGCACAGCAGTTCCTGACGTTGACTACCAATTGCCATTAAGTCTTACGACAAATGGCGTTAGTGGACCATCTACATTTAGTGGTAATGTATTGAATGTGCCTATTTATAGCTCATCTTCTGGTACAGCTGGTAGTTCTGGTACGTCAGGTAGTTCTGGTACATCGGGTAGTTCTGGTAGTTCTGGTACAACAGGGACTTCAGGGACTAGTGGCACATCGGGTTCAAGTGGTAATACTGGTTCAAGTGGTACAAGTGGTACATCGGGATATGCGGGGGATAAGTATTATACTACTTCAACAACTTCTTTTACTTTAGGCAATAGTGGTACGATAACAGTACAGACAGCATTGGCATATACAATTGGTCAAACTATCCTTATTGTATATAATATTACAAATTATCAAGAATCAGTAGTTACAGCGTATGATCCTATTACGGGATCTCTTTCATTTGGCGCTCCGGTAATCACAGTTGGTTCAGGTACTTATGCAGCATGGATTGTAAACTTAGCTGGTGCTAGTGGTGGTGATGGTAGTTCTGGTTCTTCAGGTACTTCAGGTAGTTCTGGTAGTTCTGGTGCTACGGGTACTTCAGGAAGTAATGGTACATCAGGATCATCTGGTACCACAGGAACTTCAGGGAGTTCAGGGTCTAGTGGAATTAACGGGACTAGTGGTACTACAGGTACATCAGGATCATCTGGTATTTCAGGTAGTTCAGGAACTACAGGAACTTCTGGAACTTCTGGTACGAGAGGTACTTCAGGTACGACAGGTACTTCGGGTACTTCCGGTACATCCGGAGCAGTTGGTGGCAATGGTACTTCAGGCACATCAGGTACCACAGGAACGTCTGGAACTTCAGGAACATCAGGTACCACAGGAACGTCTGGAACTTCTGGAACATCAGGCACTTCTGGTACATCAGGAGTAAATGGTGGAAATGGTAGTTCAGGTACTTCAGGCACATCAGGTACGACTGGAACATCAGGTACTTCTGTAACTGTTTCAGGTACTACAAATTGTTTAGCTAAATTTACATCAGCTACCACTATAGGTAATAGTATTATTTTTGCTGATACTACAAAAGTGGAAGTTGCAGGAGCGGAAGATGATTGTTTTAGAATATTTTCAGTACAACCTTTCCCATCAATTCGTGCCACAGGGGCATCAAACACAGCAGGACTTCAAATACATCCAACAACAGGATTTGATGCAGCTATAGGCAACTATAATGGTGGAAGCTTAAACTTAGTTGCAGCTGGTAATACAATTGTACAAGTAACTAATACTGTGGGGGTTATTTTTTATGTAGGAAGTCATGGACCAATAGCAGCATATGGTAATAATACTAGCGCATACAATATATACGTTAATTCATCTTCAGGTAATAAAACATGGGATATATCCATGTTTGGAAATGATTGGTATTTAAATGAAAGTAATATTAACGTAAGATTAAAAGTATTAGCAGGGGGAGGAGTTTATGCAGATGCATTTTATGAATTTTCAGATAAAAGATTTAAAACATTAGTTAAAGAAAATCCTATATTTTCTGGCATAGAATCAATCACTGCAAAAAGTTATATAAAAGAAGGCAAAGAAGAATTAGGTTATTTTGCTCAAGATTTTGAAGGAGTTTTAGATAGTGCGATTCTTAAAGATAAAGATGATGTTTTAAGTTTATCTTATCGTCAAGTTCATACAGCTAAAATAGCTGCTTTAGAAAAACGTATTGCTGAATTAGAAGCTAAATTAAAATAATGAGTTGGAAATCTATATCTGGAAATCAAACTGTATCTAGAGCAAATTTGCAAAATGCTATAGATACCGGTGTTTTTGTAGTAAAAAACGGGGTGCCTGCAACAGAGCCTAATAGAGGAGTAACAAAAGCCAATGTAGAAGATTATATTAATGTATGGAGCTTATATCCTCCTTTTAGGAATAAAGCACCAAATCAACTTCCTGTTAAATCTAATCTTGCTGTACAGTCTAATCAAATATATGGTGGTACAGACACTAGGATATATGTTGGAAATACTAATAGAAATTGGGTATATAGCATAGATTTTGCTGGTGGAGATAGTATTGGTTCAGTCGCTTCTTCTACAGATAATAGATGTATATTATATGGTAAGTCTTATGATCCCGGAGCTGGTGGTGGTGGCGCTCACGTGTCTAATGATTACGGAGAAACTTTTAGAAGGTTAGATGACGTGATGTCAACTAATGATGCATGTTTAGCAACTGCTATGAGCAGTGATGGTGAATTAATGATTTTAACAAGGCAGGTTGGTTCATTTGATGCTGATAGAGCAAAAATATATATTTCATACAATTCAGGGGCAACATGGACTATAGCTTATAATGCAGGAGGGGTAAGATATAACTTTAACGGAGCTGCAATGTCTGGAAATGGAGGGTATATTACAGTATTAGGTTGTGATGGTGTATACTATTATGTATTTACGTCTAATAATTTTGGAGCAAGTTTTACTAGAACGTATTTTATCGTTGGAAGCAAAACTTTAGTTACAGGGTGTGTTGGTATGTCTAAATCAGGACAATATCAATTAGTAGCTCCACCAGAACCATCTGGCTCTTTTTTGGGTTATTTTTATGTTTCAAATGATTATGGAAATAGTTGGACAGGTGTTACACTCCCAGATATACCATTAGCTCCAAATGATATTTTTAAAGGATGTTCTGTTTCAGCAGGTGGTGATTACATGACAGTAGTTGCTTACTCTCTTACATTAGGTCAACTTAGAACTTATATCTCAAGTGATTGGGGAGTTAATTGGACTATTGTATCTGGTGGAAATATTGCTCAGGCTGTAGATAGTTCTGGTCAATTTCAATATCAAAGCGGACGTGCATCTCAAAATTATGGAAATACGTGGTTTAATACAGGATTTTTTGGAAAGTCTATTTCTGTAAATCCAACAACATTTACAACCCCATACACTTACGGAACATCTACTGGTGGAAATTTATACAAATCTGTTGATCAAGGAAGTAGTTTTAGCTTAATATCTATATCTGGGTATTTTACTAAAGTTGCTACTTCTGGTGGCTCAAATAATGGTAAGTATGTAGCTGCTATTAAAGATAATGATCCCGGCGGATTCCCTAACTATAATCTTTACCAATCTTATGATTATGGGGCAACATGGAACACAATTCTGTCTTTTGGTGGACAAGTATTAAGTTGTTGCGCTGTATCTGATGATGGAGTTTATTGGTTTGCTGCTGCATATGATGGACCATCAAACGGTACATTCATATATAGATCTACTGATTCAGGAGTGACTTGGAGCTATGTGTATGCTGTTACTGGTCGGGCAGGAAACTGTGCTATGTCAAATACTGGGCAATATATAAGCATGGTGGTAAATAATGCTGATCGCCCTGGTCTTTACAATTCATTTTTAGCTAGCTCTAATGATTATGGGTTGAACTGGGCAGGGCAAGCTTTTAACAATACAGGAAGAACATTCGTTGATATTGCTATGTCTGGACAAGGTAGATTTAGAACACTTGTAAGTTCAGATTCTGGGGATGGTGGTGCTAGAATTTCTTATTCAACACAGTATGGTGTAGGTTTTAGTGACGTATTTCTTTTAGAATATTTTTATGCTACTTCATGTTCTATGGATGATTCTGGTCGTGTGGCAGTGGTATCATTTACGGGAGGGCAAATACCATTAGCCACAACTAGTAGAATATATTCTACAACAAATGGATGGGGTAGTATAAACACTTACAATACCGATATATATCCCGGACCATTATTACCACCAACCATAAGCGGGGTAAATGTTTCTTCAGATGGAACATATTGGTCTGCAGTATCAAGTAATGCCGGGGGGTATTCATTTACTTGCACTACTGGAGATGGGAATTTTGTTCCTAATATTACAGGAATAACCTTTAATAATTTATCAAAATAATTTTTTTAATTAAATTAATTAACCTAATTTTGTTTAAAATATAAAACATGAAATCAATAGAATTAAAGATTGCAAAAGAAACCCAAGAAGGGCAAGATCAGTATGTAAGCACATACGCTATTTTAAGAGCAGTTATCAATAATGCATCAGAAAGTGGCATTAATGTAGAGGAAATGCTTGTAAGATTAAAACTTCTTGATAAGTTAGACAAATTTAAAGACATTTTTGAATTAACTGCGCCTCCAGAAGATTTATTGCAAAGGACGGCAACATTAGAATTAGAAGATAATGAATTTAACAAATTAAGGGATTTGTATAAGAATATGAAATTCATAATTGTTTCTAAGTTTCTAGTTGAAATTAGCGAACAATTAAATAAATAATTAAAAAAAGAGCAGCTAAAAAGCTGCTTTTATTTTTTCTATAACCATTTGAGCTGTTATTGATTTATGACATTCAAAGTGTTTGTCAGTGCCTTTATGTTTGCACCAATTCCAATCTCCCTTATCAAATATAATCCCATTTTCATTCCAACAGCTATTACAAACATTGGTATTTGTTATTCTAATGCAGTCTAATTGGAATTCGTGATCAGCAGAAGTGAAATTGCTTATCATAATTACTTTCTTTTTTAAAGCCCAAGCAAGCCAGCTCAACCCACTAGAAAGCCCAATGAAGAATTCACTATTTAGTATTACATCAATTGTGTTTTCTATTGAGGTATCAGATATTTTAGTGCAATTATCAAATGGGTTATCCTCTTTAGATACGTTTATTACAGCATATCCTTCATCGTGTAAATAATTAATTACCTCTTGCCATCCTTCCCTAGTCCAAAACTTGCATCCAGATGTTGAATTAGTGGCTATAGTAACATATTTGCCATTAATCTTGCTTTTATTCCTAATCTTCAACATTGGTCTTATTTCTTTAAATTCAAGACCTAGTATGTTTGTAGCTGCTTTTTGTAGTGGGATAGTATTTGGGACTTCTGGTTCTTTATCGCTGTTGTAAAACCATCCTAATCTATACGAAGCATGAATATTATCTACTACATTACCCGGCTCTACTAATTCCAATTCGGGATAGTCCAGTATTTTATTCCAAAAAGTGGACAATATAACCTTGCATTGATGTAGCTTTTGAAATTCTAAAGCATAGGGAACCCAAGCTAATGTATCTCCCAATGATTTACTTTCTATAACAATAAATACTCTTTTGTTATTTAAGTGCAAGAAATTTGCATATATCATTTCATTACCTTCCCAAACTTTGGTTGTCCAATTTGTAAAGTATGTTCTATTTAATTTTACCCAAGTGTTTGAATTTATTATATTTTCGTAAATAATACTACCATTCCCATCAAAAAATTGAACTTTAAATTTACTATCTACATTGCCTTTGATTTCTAGAAATGGATTGTCAACAAAGTGCTGAGAAATAGATACTTTTTGCTTTTGAATAGGTAATTCAATTATTTTTTTATAAGCATCTTCTTGTCTAAAAGCAAATATAGGAGTGGTATTGTCTGTAGGTACTTCGTAATTGCATTCTAAGGTATTTAAATCGCTATCAATTGGCTGTAGGTAGTCTGTAAACATATCTCCATATTGAGGCAAATTTCTAGCTATAATAGGCAATCCGTAGCTAATGGCTTCCCTCAAAACTAAGGGATTACATTCCCAAGTGCTATTGAACATAAATATATCAGCCATCTCCATAAAAGTATCTATGTCTTTCCTTTCCCCCCAAACTTTAACATTACTAGGCAAATCTTTCATCAATGGTTCCCAATAATCCTTAAAGTTCCCAGCTTGATTGCCAACAAAATGAAATGTCATATTAGGGTATTTACGCGCAATTTCAATGCCTTCACCTTGATTTTTACCACTAGTCCATAACCCTACATTTAAAACATGTTTTCCATCTTTTACTGCATTAACTTCTTTTTTATCTATCGGATATTCTATTGTAACAAATGTAGATTCCATATTAGCAAAAGTTTCCTCATGATATGGAGAACAGAATATATATGAATCTGGATGAAATATCTTTTCTTTATCAGGATCAAAAGATACGTCATGGCAAGTTTCTGCAATTCTATATTTTCTATTTGTGTTATAAAGTTGTTTTATCATCTCCCTATCTAATCTTTCTGATGGCTCATCTATGTGTATTAAATCGGGCTTCCATTTATCAATTACTTTGAATAACTCCATTTTATCTTCGTATAAAGTAGTAAAGTTCTCTCCTAGTAAACTTTTTATCTTATCTCTTTGAACCACAAAATCTAAGCTATAGCATTGATATTCAACAACATATATTTCACAATCAGTATAATCTTTAAGAGCTTCAATTCTTTTTAGTAAAAACTGGGGCATCCCGCCTGTGCTTAAATGTGGGGCTAGGTAAAGTATTCTCATTTTCTTTTCTCCAATAAACAAGTTTATCTTGTCTATATTTTTTTCTCCATGATAAAATAATAAATCTTCTTTCTTTGCGGGTATTCTAAGCCAGTTGCCATCTATTCTGGCTTCTCCTGTAAATTCTAAATTATTATGTAATCCATTAACATATATACAAGGCAAGCCGTTAAAAACGAGTCTTTTGTATAGCAATACGTTCATTATTGTTTCTTCGTGATATGGCGCATACCATTCATGATTTGCTAGTATTTTGGGGTGGTTGCACATCCAATACCATTCGTCCAAGAAGTCTATTGTTTTTTGCCCAGCAACATAATACCCCGTTTGCCTATATCTTTCCCTCACATATTGGTTTATACCAAATAAATCACAAGCTGGATGCTCTAACGTAGTGCTTAAATCATCTCTGCTATCGGCTCCACCACGACCATTTATATGCAAATAGTCATATACCCCTTCTACAAAATAAGGACAAGTTGAATTATAGTCATAAAAATCAAAAATCCTATCTACGTAAGGACTTGCAACAGAATCAGTATCAATGTAAGCTACTGTGTCTGCGTAATTGATTAAAGCATCTTTTGTAATCTTGGGTCTTTCTATAAGGAGCTTGTAAATATCTTTGTCTGCTCTGTCTATATAATCTTTCCTTTTAACCGAATTTTTTACATCACAATCCCATCTTATTGTTATGGTGTTTTCTACTTCTACTTTATTGTCCGAATTAAGCATGTAAACGTAAATAGGATAAGTGCTAAAATTTCTAATGGAACGACAACAAGCATCCACAAGATCAAAATAGGAATCGTCAGCATAAAGGACGTAAGCTTTTTCATGTTCGTGTTTTTTTTTATTCAAAAATATATCATTTTCACGTCTATCAATATTGTAGATATTTTGTATTTTTAATAGAATATTGTCTATTGCCTCTTTATTTGATATTTCATTGCACTCAAATTCTATAGTATCTGCAAGCAATTTAGGGTTAATGTTGCATTGGTTTAAATATGACTCAAGTATAATGTGGTCATGCCCTTCGGTATCTATTTTAAGGTGTGTAATGCCTTCTATATTAAACATATCAACAAGAGAATACCAATCCATCTTAATTACTCTTGTTTTTGTCACTATTTTATCATATAAATCTTTCCCTATCTTATTTATAACATATTCATGTGGTTTATCTACACTATTGCATCCTCTAACCCAATATGGTAGATTATTTTCTATTATTTTATCTTCTTCTATGTGGTATATATCTATAAATCCGCTATATTCAGATATAGCAGCATTGACTTTAGTGACATTTTTTTTATCTGGGAGCCTGTCTAGATAGAATTTTATTGGTTCTATACTTAATCCAATGGTATTATCATCTGCATTTTCAATAAGAGTATCAAAATCAGATGTACCTATTTCTATGAAATCGTAGTGTTTACCCATATTATTTTTTTCTTATGTAATAGCCATAAACCTCATTACCATAAATAAGCTCTAAATCAGGGTATCTTTCTTTAACTAAGTCTGGTGTTAAGTCTGGTTGCAGATGAGTTTCATAGGTATTGCCTTCATATTCACCTTGCTCATATTGGTATGGTACTGCAACAAGATATTCTTTGCCCGTTGATTTTAAAAAATTCATAAACCATTGTGCATCTTCCACTGAAAAATGTTCTAAAACATCCCCTAAAATATAAAAATCATATCCTTTTAGTGCATTTAGCGGCATGTTAAAAACATTTTCTTTATAAACCACATTATACTTGTTTTTTAAATCATATTGTATAATATATGGCTCCCATATTTCAACTGCATCCATTTTATAATCATACCCTTTTAATAAATCAGAGTATGTACCGCATCCTGCTCCAATATCTAAAATTTTAGCATCAAAAGGTATGTTTTCTACGAACCAATTTCTTACTGAATCTTTGTAATAAGGATAACTACTTGGCATATTATGTATTTTTGACAAAACTATGTATTTTTTTTAATTAAATTAAATAATTAATAAATAAATATTACCTTTACCCCATGAAAATAGAAGTAAGTATCGGTGAAGTAGTAGATAAATATACTATTCTAACTATAAAAAAGCTATTCATCCATGATAATGAAAAGCTAGTAAACATAGAAAAAGAGTGGAAAATAATCAAGTCTGCTCTATTAAAAAAATACCCAGAAACACTAACAGAACCCTTTACCCAAGAGCTTTATGACATAAACAAAAAGCTATGGAAAGTGGAAGATGATTTAAGGGATTGCGAGCATAAGAACTATTTTGGCGAAAAGTTTGTTGAATTAGCAAGGGAAGTTTACCAATTAAATGATGTTAGGGCTATAATAAAAAAACAAATTAATCAAAAGTATGGCTCTGAATTAATAGAAGAAAAATCATATAAACAACACTAATTTATGAAGAACATCAGATTTGTCTGCGCGCAACCCACCTCTATATTTTATGCTTGGCAAATAGAAGTTATGATTAATAACTTTATAGAAATGGGTATAAACCCAAATAGCATTGATATTGTATCTTGGAAAGTGAACAATGTAATTCCTGAAGAATGGTTAAAACTAGCTAATGCATATCCTGTTAGGTTCTTCTTTTATGATGATACTAGAGTTACAACACATTACATATCTTCTATCCGTCCTAATATATTGAAGCAGCATTTTGCAGCTCACCCTGAATTAGAAGAAGAAGCAATTCTTTACCATGATTGCGATATTGTATTGACAAAACCAATAAATTGGGAACAATTTTTGGAAGATGAAAAATGGTATGGATCTGATACTAGATGGTATATAGCGCATAGTTACATATTAAGCAAAGGTCAAGATGTTTTAGATAAAATGTGTGAAATAGTTGGTATTGAAGAATCAATTATTAAAGACAACGAGCTTAATTCAATTGGCGCACAATACTTAATGAAAGGTATAAATGCTGAATTTTGGGCTAATGTAGAAAAAGATTGTGAGAGATTATATAATGAAATAACAATGTTGAATAACATTAAAAAGGCTGAAAATAACCAATATCATGAATTACAAATATGGTGCGCAGACATGTGGGCAGTTCTTTGGAATGGCTGGAAATTGGGCAAAGAAACTGTTTGCCATCCAGATTTAGAATTTGCTTGGGGAACTAGCACCGAAAGCGATTTTGACAGATTAAATATATTGCATAATGCCGGTGTCGTTAGCTCTGCTGATGGTTTATTTTATAAAGCAGAATTTATGAATAGATTACCTTACAATCTAAATTTAAATATCAAAGAAGGAACGGCATCAAAAAAGTATTATGAAATTATACAAAAAGTAGAAAAAAAATCAGTTTTAATATGAAAATCCCAGCTTTTATAATCAATTATAATAGATTAACATTACCTAAAAATATGGCTGAGTTTTTGTCCAAAAACGAAAATGTAGATGTATATATAATAGATAACAATAGCACTTATCAACCTTTATTAGATTGGTATGCTACATGCCCTTATAAGATTATTCACATGGATAAAAATTATGGACATACGGTTTTTTGGAATAAAAAATTATATGATATTTATGTTAAAGAAGGATATTATATTTTATCTGATCCAGATTTAGATTTATCTGAAATACCGGAAGATTGGTTAGATGTGCTACTAAATGGATTAGCTAAATATCAATATAATAAAATAGGCTTTTCATTGAAAACAAGCGATTTACCAGAATCGGTTTTTAGAAATCAAATAATTGATTGGGAAAGTCAATTTTGTACCCCAAAAGCTAAATATCTTGATGATTTATATACAGAAGCACATATTGATACTACCTTTGCCTTACATAGAACAGATGAGCATGCATTATATTCTTCAGTCAGAGTAAATCATCCTTATACTGCAAAACACGTGCCTTGGTATTATACAGATTTTCAACTTTTACCAGAAGATGAAAAATTTTATTTTAAAAATATAAAAACAGATACTTTTTGGAGTAATCAATTCAATGTAAGATAATATGTTAAAAATTATAAAAGCTACCTATGGTGGCGCAGATTGTTCCGATGAATTACGAGGTTTAATGGTATCTGGTAAATTAGTAGTTAGAGCAAACAATAAGATAATAGGAGATCCCTCTTTAGGCATTGTTAAGTACCTAGAAGTTGAATTTAGCGATGGACACAAAGAGAAAGTAATGGAAGGAAATACTTTAGTCTATCCCAAGTCTAAAACCCGAAAATTGGGCATATTCTATTCAAATAATAACAATCATGAGATATGGCCTGCAATATATAAATCAATAGATACGATTAAAGAAGCAAGTGAAGGGGTAGCAGAAATTGTGGTATGTACTTGGGAGCATATGCCTGACGTACCATTTCAACAAATAAAAAGCTGGTACACTAAACAATCCCATCTTAATCAATTACTACAAATTATGCAGTGTCTTTATACTGCTAAGAATATGGGACAATACGACTATGTTTCTTTCCTTGAACATGATGTAATGTATCCAAAGGGATATTTTGATTTCCCTGATTTCCCGAATGGGCAGGTGCTTACAAATATGAACTACGGGGGCGTATGTAAAAATGGGTGGCAAAAAAGAAACCAACACGATCAACCATTTCACCAAATGACCATGCGCTTTGATGATGCAATTGAACATTGCTTAACTATATTGCCTAATGCATTAGTTACAAATAGCGGAATGATTGAAACACAAAAGCTAACAAGGACTCAATGGAACTGCGAAAACGAGGCAGTACATATAAATCATGGAGTTCATTTTACTAGCCATAATTCTATTTATGATAAAGACAATTTAACACAATTACACCCATATTGGGGCGAACATAATAAATATAAAAATTTATTTATATGAACAAAATAAAAGAAATCATTATATCTTATGCGACAGCCCTTAATCCGACTGAAGAGCAGAAAGAAGTAGCTGAAAAAAGGCTTGAAATTTGTATGGGGTGTGAGTTTTGGGTTCAATCGCCTATCAGAGATTATTGCGGTAAATGTGGGTGTACAACGAGTGCCAAAGTATTTAGCCCTGTTGGGGCGGGGGCTTGTCCGGAAAAAAAGTGGACAATTTAAAAAATATAATAGATTATTGGTTATATTTGTTAAAAAATTGAAATGGGGAATAATACCTTAGCTGACGTTTCTGCATCTGTAAGTTTACTAAGTGCAGCTGTATCTATAACTGCAATTCAACCATACGTTAGCTTAGTGGCTAGTTTAGTTGGTATTTGTGCTGGTTCGTTTACGATAAGATATTATTATTATAAACATAAAAATAGCAAAAATGACAACAGCTAAAAACGTACTAATTTTAGCACTAATTTTTGTAGTGCTTTTTTTTGTTTTAGCCCCTCATAAGGGATCGGACACTATAGTTATCACTAAGATAGACACGCTAATAAAGCACGACACAATAAGGAAATATAAAAAAGGGGATGCTATCCCTTTTGTTGTTTTAGATACAGTTTACCAAGTTAACGAGGTACACGATACAACCTATATAGTTAATGATTATAATAAGGTAAAAGTTTATTTAGATACTTTGCGTATAAATACGGATAACTACGTATCTATTCAAGATACAATCTCTCAAAATAAGATTTTTGGTAGAGGCTATGACGCACATTTTACTGAAAAAACTATTGTGAAAGTAAGAGAATTACGCACGCCACCACCACCACCAAAAGCAGCACTATATTGGGGAGTAATGGCAACTAAGCAAGAAAATAATTTTGGATATGGAGGAGGTTTGATTTACAAATCACCTAATAAAGGCATTATCCAATTAAATATTACTAACAACAAGCAGTTCCAATTCGGGTACTACTCTAAAATATTTTAACAATGGCAGCAGCAAAAAAGACAGATGAAAAAAAAGATGTAAATGTATCTGCAAATCCATTGCCAGTAAGCTTTAAAGATTTTGTCAAGCATCCAAAAGAAGCAATTGCATTTCTAGCTATTATAGCAATGGGATATTTGTATGTAGATATAAGAAGCACATTCCAGACTAATGCAGATAAGCAAGACAGAAGGGTAGATAAGGTAGAAACAAGACTAGATGCAGTACAAGACGCATTGAGAAGAAGCGATTCATCTGGTGCAGTAACCGCATCTCAATTAAAAATGTTAAATGATTTAGGAGCTATAAAATCACTTAGATAATGAAATACTTAGTATTCATATTTTTATTTGGTTGTGGTGTTACGGCTCAAGGTGTAAGTGAGGAGTCAAAAGAGGATCAAGAGTTAGATATGCTTTTAAAAAAGGCGCAGTCTAATATTCAAGTCCAAGCTACATTGCAAGATGCGGCTACTAAAGAACAAAAGAAGATAGTTAAGCAGACAATCAGCCAAATAGTAGGATTAAAAGAAGAAAACAAAGAATTAAAAATAGAATTAAATGAAACTAAAGCAAAGTTTGATAGTATTAGCTTTGATACTCTTGTTCCATTCCAGTTACTCCCAATACCCCGTTAAACGAGTATTCAGGGGTGATTCGGTGGTAATAATGAAAGTATCACAAGCAGATACAATTAATATGCTTTACAAGTTTTATTCTCAAAAAATAGATTCATTAACCGATTCAGTCGCAATTAAAAACAAAACAAATGAAGAACTTTATAAAAAATTATTTGTTAAAAATGATACAATCTTTTATTGGAAAGGAAAATACGAAGCAAGTAGAGAGCTTTATACCGGATACAGAAATATCAACTACGAAAAAGAAGAAGCGTTCCACCTCCTCCAAAAAATCATCCTCATCGGAGTTATAATTTTACAATTTAGTCAAATAAAATAATATGAAACAATTTTTCCAAGAAGATAATGGTAGATATAGTATGAAGCGTTTATGTGGTTTACTATGTACACTAGCTTTATGTGCTACTATGTACCATAACCAATTTAGTGAGGAGCATTTTGCTCCAAGTCCAGTTTTAGTAGAAGCAGTAGCTTTATTAGCCTTTGGAACTTTAGGTTTAACGGCAGTAGAAAAAATATTTAAAAAGAAGGAAAATGAAAATGCCGAATAATGAAAAAAGAGCATTAATCATTGGAGGAATCCTTTGGGTAGTGTTATTGACATATTTTACAATTAAAATGTTATAAAAATGAAATTATCAGAACATTTATCTCTTTCAGAGGTTACTAGAAGCGAGTCAGCAAAAAGAAATGGCATTAGTAATATGCCAACAGAACAACACATAGCTAATTTTAAATTATTAGCAGAAAAGGTATTTGAGCCAATTAGAAATAACTTTCGTTGCCCTATACATATCTCTAGTGCATACAGATCCATTGAACTTAATCGTGTGGTGAAGGGAAGTTTGACAAGCCAGCATTGTACGGGCGAAGCGATTGACGTGGATATGGATGGCACTCCTAATGGAGTAACTAATAAAATGGTTTTTGATTACATCAAAGATAATTTAGAATTTGATCAATTGATTTGGGAATTTGGAACAAAAGACAATCCTGATTGGGTTCATGTTTCATACGAAAGCACAGGTAAACAAAGAAAGCAAATTTTGAGAGCAACTAGGGTTAATGGTAGCACACAATACTCGCCATACAAATAAAAATTATGCCAGCTAAAAATGGTAACGCAGATATTGCTAGACAATATCGCACAAAATATCCCGATATGCCAACATTAAAATTGGCTAGGATAATGTATAAAGAAAACAATCTTGCTTTTCAAGATGTAGAAGCTGCAAGAGGTACATTAAGATATATTGAAGGCAAATGCGGTGATAGAAGGAAAGCCCAAGTAAAAAACGAAGATTTTATAAAAACGGAAGCAAGACCTTACAATCCATATAATTTACCCGCATCAGATGAAACTGCTTTTGAACCTTTTGTGTTTAAAGGGCATAAAAAGGTTTTAATACTATCCGATATTCATGTTCCATATCATAGTATAGATGCGATAACGGCAGCTTTACAATATGCCAAGAAAAGTAAACCTGACGCTTTACTTTTAAACGGAGATACAATAGACTGCCATAGATTAAGCAGATTCATTAAAGATCCAAAGAAAAGAAACTTTAAGCTAGAATTAGATACATTCAAGGCATTGTTTGATATATTTGAGAAGGAACTAAAGTGTAAGATATATTTTAAAATAGGAAATCACGAGGAAAGATATGAGCATTTCTTGTATGAGAAAGCGGGTGAATTAGTAGGAATAGAGGAGTTTGAATTTGAGAATATCATTAAAGCCAGAGCCAGAGGAATAGAAATAATAGGGGACAAACGCCCAATGAAACTAAATAACCTTTGGGGAATTCATGGTCACGAATATGTGGGCGGTATCTCAGCTCCGGTAAACCCTGCAAGGGGCTTATTCTTAAAAGCAAAAGTTAGCACCTTTCAAGGGCATAACCACCAAACATCAGAACATACAGAACCCACTCTTACGGGCAAGATGGTAACTACTTGGTCACTTGGTTGCCTAAGTGAATTACATCCAGCCTATATGCCTCTAAATAAGTGGAATCATGGTTTTGCAGAGGTTGATTTAGATCCTAACGGGGAGGACTTTGAATTTAACAATAAACGTATCTTTAAAGGTAAAATTGTGTAATGCCAAAGCAAAAGCCATATAAGACTTATACTTATAAGATACCCACGTTTTACGTTACTATTAAAATAATGGTGGCGCCTAAGATGTCGGATATGCTTTCCGATAAGATATTTGAATTAGATGAGAACAGAGATAGCTATGCAAAGACGGCTGCTGCATTATGCCTAACATATAAAGATGATATATACTTGTGCTTGCCTAACGAAGGCAAATTTGCCACTGAATTTATGTTCCACGAGATAATCCATGCCAAGAACTTTATATACTCAAAAAGGGGTGTTAAATTAGACGTAGATAATGATGAGAATGAAGCATACCTAGTTCAGTATCTTTATAGCAAGTGCGAGGATGCTAAAAAGAAATTTGCCAAATCTCAAATACCTACGCCAAGTGAAAGCATATAGGGTATATTTCAAAAAAAACGGCATAAACCTAACTAAATTGGTCTATGCCGAGTCTATGTCTGAAATTTACATTCAGTTTAAAGGATTAGATATAATAATGATAAAGCAAATAGATATGTTGCCGGAGGGGGATATAGATATTATTTCTTTGAATTAATCTAATTTAATAATTAACTGATAAATATCTATCCCATTAGGTTTTACTTCCGAGTTCCATATTTTTAAAACTGATCTTCTGCGGTAGGCATCATGAAACTTAAATTCTCTAATTAGTTTATCATTCTTGAATAATTGCATTGTCCCCTTTATTTTGTACCATTCTTTCTCTCGTTGTTTAATCATCCTTTAATTTATTTAAAAAATAAAAATAAAGAACGAGCATCCCAACAAAGTATATTATAGTCATTGGTTAAAAAATTTTATCATTATCAATTTGATTTTCTTTCTTTTTTATTTCCTCAATCAACTTTTTTAATTCATTAAAATCGGAAACTAATTTCTTTATCCTTTCCCTCAATTCATCATTTTCTAATTGAAGCAAGTAGTTAGGACTTATGGTATAATTATTCTTCATTATGTTCTTCCTCCTTTAAGAATTTCTTTTCTTTAATAGGGTTTTGTTCCCAATAAGTAAATAGATCATATAGTTGTTCAAATCTTTCTTGATTATACCAAGCATTGTGGTACAATTCAGCCATTATTATATGCCTTTCATAAGCAGTAAAGTCTGCAAAAGTGCTAAATGCAGTTTTTTCAGTTGGAGTTCCTAAAATTTCAAGTTGTTCTTTGTTCATTGTTTATTTTTTAATTAAAAATCGTGTTTTACGCTTAATACATGAACCTTACCTACCCTATTGTATTTTATTACTTCGGGTAATGGCATATTATTTCTTATGCGGTACATAATTGCGTGTCTTGTCAAAGGAGTGTCGGGGTATTTTCTATTTTTTCTAAAATAATTAGGATTTATTTTTTCTGCATACTCTAACACACTAATTTGTTTAATCTTCATTTACCTCTATTGTTTTAATTGTTTCTTTTATTGTGTCTAATGTGCCATTTTTTGTAGCAATATGTAAATACTTTTCAGCTTCTTCTAAATTATGAGTTAAACTTCTGTTTACATAAAGCCCATCTTTTTCAATAGAATATCGCACTATTCCATCAATCGTTGTTTCTTTTACTAATTCATACTTTGCCATAATTGTTTGTTTTTTGTTGTTTTAAAAATGATATACTTTTGTTGGTTTTCGGCATTTAATCTGCCAATCGTGGTTATTAAGCATTTGAAAGCCATAAGATAGCTTTGATTCAATCTTTTTTAATACCAAGCCTTCATATAGGTCGGTTTTAGATATGTCCTCAAATAGCTTAGAAAAGCCATTCATATAGGTTGGCGCTTTATATATCCCATTAAGGTTGGTGTGGCATAAGTGTTCGTACATCTCCAAGCCATCTTTACCTATTTTACCTCTTTGGCAAGGATATGTTTCTTCAAGCAAGTTTATTCTGGTCAATAGGTCATCTCCAATTAGATATTGGTCTGCCCAAACAAGAACATCCCATATAATAAACTTATCCTTTTCTTTTATGCCATTTTCCCCTAATTTACCCTTGTTAAGATATTCTCCCGTATAAACATACCATTGGTCGGAGTGCGCAAGACCTTTAAAATCTATATCGGGGCAATACCAAGACATTGGACTTTTATGCCGGTTATATACATGGACATCAGTACCATTGGTAAAAACAATACAACAAGTTCCATTATACTTTGGTTGCGCCACATAATCTCCAATATCAAAATTATATAAGTCTTTGGGTTGTATCTTAAATTCGGGACGTGGCGGGTATATGTAATTGAAATTTAAATAAGGTATCATAGTTTTTCTAATTCTTTTAATATTTCATAATATTCTTTATAACTTATATCATTTGCCAATGCCAAAATATGAAGCACTTTTAACCCATAATTTTTTGCTTCCCAATGTTGATTAGTTCCGAAGGATAATGTATATGAATTATATATTTCTATTGCAGTTTCTTTTGGTGTCATATAAAATATTTATCAAAAATTTCGTTAAAAATACTTTGCCTATTAGAAGCTACCGAGTTTACTTCTTCAATAAATTCTTCCCATTGGTCATCCTCTATTCGTATGTTCCATTGGTCGGCTAAAGATTGCCACATAATCAAAAAATCTTCCATATCTAAATAGGGCAAATGGTCATCTTTAAACATTACATACATTGTTTCCCTTAACATTTTGTGTTTAGTTATTTTTTTATCCATTTTATTATTCTTTTAAGTTCAAAAAATAGGTGGGCAGTTAATAGTAGCGTAAGAGCTAATGGTACACAAACAACTATAAAGTAGGTTAATTGTGCTAAAAAAATTATAATAGCTTTAAGCATATTTATTTTATTTAATATGTGGTAATTGGCATATTCTAACTTCAGTAAATTTTTTACCTTCATTATCTTCACAATTTTGTATTGCATCTATGTAAAAACTGAATAGGTCGGTTTCATCTCCATTTTCATCACAAGCAGATAGGACTACCCAATCTTCATCATTAAATTCATACAAGGCGTTTATTAATTCTTTAACTTTCATTTTTAGTAATTTTAGAGTTTATTAATTCTTCTTCTTCTTCCCAATCGCAATGTTCCATACAATCAGGGCATATCCCTATTTCAGGGAAAGTGGTATGTGCGTTACAACAAGTTGAATATGGCATAAAATTATTTTTTAAGTGCTACAATAGGGTTGATTAATTCAAATACTGCTTCTGGACTATCATACTGCATCAGGCGGTCAATACTGCCTTTAGCTACTGAAAAGGTCTTTTCTCCGCTAATTAAGTTTCCTTTGTCCAAATCATCAATATCAGGGCAATTAAGAATAAGTTCACTCAATACTGCACCATACTTCTCAACAAGGTCGGCATTGAATTTATAAACTACATTTTCAGCTAATAAGCCATCAAATTGGGATAAGATACCCGCCTTGTTTTCATCTACAATAGTGTACTTATCCATACAAATAAACATACAAGAATTACCCGTTTCATCTTGTATCTTAAAATTATCGGGTGTACTGCGTTGGGTACGATATTCTTTCATAAATAGGTCTTTGCCTACTGCTTTAATATCCCCCTCAATCATTTTAAGTTCTCCGGTAGCGCTATCAATCGTTTGCTTGAGTTCTGCATACCTTTGAACTTTGTTGCCCAATAAAGGGCTAGAAATAACCTTTTTATCGGTTTTCTTTGTTGTTTCTTTAACCTTTGTTGCGGTTGCAAATAGGTTTGTGGTGGTTGTTTTCATTTTCGTTTTATGTTTTTGAAAAATAAAGGTAAAATAATTAATTTAATTAAAAAAAATAATTTTATACAAAAGGGTTTATTTCGTGGGTATCTTCGGTGTATTCATCAGTGCCTAAAATACGATACATATCTTTTTCTTCTTCGTATCTTACCTCGTTCCCATCATCATCTACTTGCATAGGTTCTCCGTATTGCTCCTCCACTTCCTCTCCTTTGACAAATACTCGTCCTGCGAACCATTCTCCCGTTTCCATAAAATAAAGGTCAAAAATAAGGTCGGGAAACATCTTTGCAACTTGCTTGATATAAGGGATAGCGGGACTCCAAGCGGTGTCAAAATTAATTGTCAATCCGTTTTCATCTTCTTCAATATAAGACTCGTGTGCATCCCATTTGCTCCCCCAATTCTCAAATCTCCAATCATACCAATTATCATAGCCATATTTTGCTATTCTATCTGCCTTTTGTTCGGGTGTTAAGTCCTCACATATTGCAAGTTCTTGGGGCATAGGAATACATCCATCCATAAGAAATATATCTACATCCATTGCGCTTTTAGAAATAGATTTTTGCTTGAAAATTTCAAGTTGTTCTTTGTCCCCACTAATTTGTAAGGTGTTACTGCACCAATTTGGCATAAAATTTAGTTTTAAATTTGATTTTTATTTAAGTTATCAATAAGAAATTCTCTATTCTTATTTTCATAAGTTCCGTCAAAATACAATTCAGCAGTAGCATTACCGCTATTATCTTCAATATCCATATATGTTTCGCAATCAAATAAATGTTCTTGTCCAAGATAAGTTTCAGTATCTCCTAGTTCATCTTTTTTAAATTCCAAGATCATTTGCTTAATTGCTTCCTCTTTTGATTCTGCGGTAATTGAGTGAAGCTCCCTTACCCAAGTAGTTATCTTTCTTTCTACATTAAAATAATACTGCGTTTTAGCTAATTCTCTTTCAGCTTTTTCATTGTCAAAAATTCCCATAAAATTTAATTTAATTGTTCTAAAATATTAGTTTCTTTTTGTGTTTCATATACTAGTTTGTTATAATAAACATCAACTAGCAATGCGTTATAATCAATCCCAAGCTGGTCGCATATTGCGTACCAATCATTTATGTTCCTGAAATCATCAGGATAAATAGTAACAAATTTTTGTGGCATAAAATTTAATTTAAAAGTTGTTGTGGTATGTTAGTGTTTAATAATCTATATCCTTTATCTGCGTACTTTTCAAGTTTAGATTTTAATGTCATTTTGAAGCGGTTAGGGTAATGCTCTAATATATCTTGCAAGGGTAAATTGAAGCTAATTGTGAGGTATTCATCATCATTGCCTATAACAATACCTTTACCCATTTCTTTGGCTATTTTCTTGTCAAATTTAGCTTTGTCTTTAGCTTTTAAATAGGCATAGAACAAATCATCTAAAAAATGCTCTAAATTCATTTTAATAACGCATTTACCATCCTTATATAAGCTACTTTCATACACTAGCGGGGGTAATGATTCGCAATAAGTTTCCATTTGGTGTATTACCTCGTAACTAACCCCACTTATCCGATTGTAGCTAGTGCTTCCACCTTTGCCATCATTATTGCAATAACCTACTAATTTGCCATTTAGGTAGATATTAGCTTGAAAGCAAGAAGTTTCCTCACTTGCCCAATCCGAGTACTTAATGTTTTTTAATTCAATTTTCATTTTAAAATTTTTAGTTTGCACCGATAACCCTTTTAGCTTCGGTAAGTGTTAAAAAATATTGGTCATTATATTTCCCGCTTTTAGATTGCAAGACATAATAAGTCCCTTTTGCAATAATCCTGCACCATTTGTTTTGATATAAAATTTCAGCCATATCCTAGTATTTTTTAAATTGATAAATAATTCTCCCAATAATAATTGTCTATTTCCGTTTTTAAAGCCACTTTCAGGGCTTCAATCTTGTTAAGGACGGGATATGGGTTTTTCACTTTGCCCTCTCTTAATTGCTTGTTGAGTGCCTTTATTTGGCTTTGTAGTTTGTTGATAGATTGAATTGGGGTTAGTACTTTTTTCATTTGTTTTATATTTTTGAAAATTAGAAAATATTATTTGAATAAAAAATAAATAAATTCAAGTCCAATGGCTAGGCAAAGGAGAATAAAAAATAAATAAATTGGGAGAACATAAAATAAATAAATAAAAAATCTTTTCATTGTTACGAGTTTAAATATAAATATTAACTTTATTAACGGGGTTTGTTTTTGTTAGGCTCTCGGTTGGTTTTAATATATCATAAAACGCTTGGGGAGTGCCTAAACTATTGATAAATTCAACGCGATACAAAATGTGCCTATTTAAGGTATTTATAAAAGTTTCGCCAATTTCCAGACTTTTGTAATTGTCTTTTTCAATCTTTGCGATTGTTTCGCCTAATGTGTTGATAAAATTAGGTAATTGCCATTTTTGAAGCATAAAAATAAATTTAGGGTTTAAAATAGCGGTTTATACGATACCGCAAAACGGCTTCGGGGGTTTAATCTATTTCAGGGGATAAAAGGTAAAATCCACCCCAATCTTGGGACATAGGGCAATATTCCGCCTTTATTTTTAGGGCGTAACCTCTCGCATCATAATTGATAAAAAAGCCTTTTAAATTGTTTTTAAATAGCTTTTGAACTTCTGCCCTCACTTTATCAAGTTTCACTTCACTTTCGGGAAATTCTCCATCCTCCGTACATTGTAGGCGCATTTTCTCAAAGTTCCCGTTTTTGTAGTCTTGCGGGGTTGGTTCTTGATAGTACCCGTTGCATTGTGCGGTTGTTTCAATAATTGCCAACGCTTCCAATTTTCTTAACTTATTAGACAATTTTTTGCCCTCCTCAAGTGTCAAGGCTTCGCCCGTTGATTGAGTGTATAAGGCGCAAAGGTTAGAATAATGGCGGTTTAAATTTTCCGCTCTTTGTTGTTTCTTGTTCATAAAATAAAAATTTGATTTATTAGTAGTTTTCTTGCTTTAATTCTCTTTTTAATGCTTTTATCTTGTTTGCTCTCACGATTGTTTGCGTGTCCTTTAATTGCCATAAATGGTTTATATTATCGGAGATTTCGCACTTGTCCTGTAATAGTTCAAATGCTTGGTATTTGTAGTGGTCGCCGTATCCATACTGAAAAGGTAAAAAATATTTTCTTTCCGATGGTGTGCCGTAATTGATAACAATTTCAGCGGAAAAATAGCTATTGCCATTTATTTTGTCAAACCATTCGCGAGCATTAATATCTAAAGTTTTCATTTTTGTTTTATTTATTAGTTTTAAAAAGTGGGGCTATATTTCAAGCCCCTTTTATTGTGTTTTATTTTGTTATTACTGAAACATTGTAAAGGTCATTACCTTGTAAGCGTTCAAAGCTATCTAGTAAATAATCCCCGCTATTTTTTAATATTTTACATTTTGCGCCGTATACGTCGCCGTTGTACTCTTTTAACTCTTTGCCCATATTAGCTTGAATTAGTTGGTTTTTGTCCCATATTAAATAAGGGTTTCCAATTACTTCAAAAATGTGTCCGTAAAAAATAAACTTTTCGCCGTTGTTTAGTTCTTTAATTTGTTTTTGTGTAGTTTCCATAAATACTAATTTTTGTTAGTTTTTTAATGTTGTTGTTTTGCTATCGCCCCACAATATTAATATAACTTTGTGTAAATTAGAACAACAAAAAACACTTTAACAAAACTTTAACATATCCAAATAAATACTAATACATCCCCCCCCAAATACCCCCCACCAAGCAAAGAGCAAGAGAGAGAAACCAACCGCAACCAACCAACCGCAAAGGGATTGCAAGAGCCAAGCCAAAGACCACCAACCCCACCACCA